CCGAAACTACTCGTGCTACTGCTGCTGAAGCTGGCATCCAAGCTGACGTTGATGCTAATGAGCTTGTCTCTCATGCATCTTCATCTGCTAATGCTGCTGCTATTAGTGCCGAAGAGGCTCGTGCCACTGCTGTTGAAACCGCTACAAATCTTAGAACTGGTGGTATTTCTACCAGTTCTGATCTTACCAATACTATTATTGGAGATGATGTTCGTTTTCAAATCGGTAGACACTCTACTGTTCCTGCTGCATACGAGTCAGGAGCCCAAGTACAATACGACGGCTCGATGTTCTTTTATGCTGGACCAACATCTGGTTCTTGGACAGGTTACAAGTTCTACTTCTGTGAAGCTGGTTCTTGGCACCCAAGTCCATTCGTAGCTGAACCAATGTCTGATACGGATAGCGACGGATATTCCGATGCTGCTGAATATCACAGCAGTGCTGGTAATGCCGATCCTGCTGTAGCAGCAGTCGCTGGCTGTACGGATAGCGATTATCAAGAGTATAATGCTGCCGCCAATATGGACGACAGTAGCTGTGCTACACTCCATGTTGATGGATGTACGAATAGCAGCTATGTTGAGTATAGTGCATTAGCAACTAGAGACGATGGTAGCTGTTCTACATTGATCGTAAATGGTTGTACTAACCCTGCTTATGTTGAGTATAATGCTGCCGCCAATACGGACAACGGAACCTGTAATACATTGATCGTAAATGGCTGTACTGACCCGGCTTATGTTGAGTATAATGCTGCCGCCAATACGGACAACGGAACCTGTAATACATTGATCGTAAATGGCTGTACTGACCCTGCTGCTGATAACTACAACGCATCTGCTAACACCGACGACGGCTCCTGTAGCTTCGGCGGCGGAGGCGGCGGCGGAGGCGGCGGCGGAGGCGGCGACGTCTTCGGCTGTACCGACCCAATGGCTATGAACTATGATCCTGCTGCAACCATCGATGATGGCTCTTGTATGTAATAATAGCGGACAATAGTCCATTTGCTTAGGTTCTCCTAGGCTCACTGAACACCCACGACTCTGGTAGTTGTGGGTGTTCTTTTTTGTATAAACAGGAAGATCTTTCGGCGAACACAGGAGGGATAATCTATTTATGTTATTGAGGAGTTATTTTAAATGAAAAGTGAAGATCAGACAGAAGCAGTAATAATCTATTCGAGAGAAAGCTGCCCTTGGTGCAAAAGAGCAAAGCAAATGATGGACTATTGGAGTGTCTTTTATTATGAGGTGGATATAGATAAAACCCCAGATGTAAAGGATGAAATGATAAAAATAACAATTGCCGCTGGAGGAGATCCTGGAGAACTTCCTGTGATGGTATACGGAGGCAAGACAATAGTCGGCTTCAAACATCAACAAATGCTAGATTTATTCCCACTTCTTGATCCTAACGAGAAAGACTAAACTACTTATGGTTATGAGCAAGGGTCCGAGTTATTTTTACAAAGCCAAAGTTGTCTCTGTTTATGATGGCGATACATGTAGGGCAGATATAGATGTCGGCTTTGGTATCGTCTTAAGAAATAAAACCATCCGTCTTTCTAATATCGATACTGCCGAAATAAGAAGTGAAGAAAAAGAATCAGCAATCAAAGCAAGGGACAGGCTTAGAGAACTGGTGTTGGACAAAGAAATAATGCTCCAGACGATGAAAGACAGAACTGGAAAGTATGGAAGAATTATCGGCATACTCTATTCTGATGGGAACAACATAAACGATTTGTTGGTAGAGGAAGGCTTGGCTGTAAAAATAGTCAAGAAGTCTCGTCGAAGATCGAAGAAACAAACACAGGTAGAGAAAAAGCAAACAACCGAGAACCAGGCTCCTAAAAAGCAGGAAGAGCCAAAAGAAGAAGCCAGATCTTCCGATAGAGAAAAAAAAGAGCCAAAAGAAAAAGACGTGGCAGTCAAGATTGAAATACCCGAGAATCTCATTCAAGCAATCTCCAGCTCCTCCGAATAACAAGCTAAATTTTTGTTTATGTTGATGAAAAGCGAATACCACCTCGCTATGTGTTATAGTGTTTTTTTACCCAAACTCAAAAAAGAAATAAAACATTTAGCAAAGGTATGGTATGATATAGCCAATATTGCTGATAAAAGACGATAAACAGAGATTTTCAGGAAACTTACGACTATTTATTTTGTGAAAAGATCTTTTTTATCGGGGAGATAATATATGTCTAATGAAATGTTAAAACAGGCGATTATAGATGCCGAGGCTTTGAAAGAAGTTGCTTTGAAAAATGCTGAAGCTGCTGTGGTAGAGAAATACTCTCGGCAGATAAGAGAGGCAGTAGATAATTTGCTGGAACAAGGCGAAGACGAAGAGCTTACCATCGATACAATGGAAGAGCCAGCCCCTTCAGGTCTTGATGACCAACTGCCCTTGGCAGCCACTGACGGAGAGAACCTCTGCCCGTGCCCTGAAGAAGAAGAAACGATTGAGCTTGATTTCGATGACCTACAGAACATCATGCAAGCATTAGATTCTGATGATGATGAAGCAAAGATGGCTGGACCGACTCCAGACGAAGTTCTTCCCGACGAGGAAGAGTTAGAGGTTTCACCGATAGCAGAGGATATTGCCGACACTGTAGCGAACATGCTCGATGGTGAAGAACAAGAAGAACAGTCGGACGAAGATGAGATTGTTGAGATTGCCATCGAAGAAGACGAAGACGAGATTGTTGAGATTGCTTTGGAAGAAGAGTCCAGCAATGATACCAAGGTGGAAGAAAAGAACAAGAAGAATATTGAAACCCTAGAGGAAGCTGTTGCCTTTTCTCACGATAAGACAAGCACTCTGTTGCAAGAAAACGGAAACCTCTCCCAGACGAATTCAAAAATAATCAAAGAAAATAAAGTTCTCAAAGAGAAGCAAGGAAAGATTCTTGTCGAGAATAAAGATCTAAAGAAACTTATAGGAAAACTTTCCAATACATTAGAGAGTGTAAATCTTTCTAATGCAAAACTAATTTATACGAATCAAATTCTAGGTAGCAACTCCTTGAATGAGCGACAAAAAGATAAAATTGTCGAGGCTATTGCCGATGCTGATTCTGTCGAAACAGCGAAAGCCGTATTTGAAACCCTTCAAAGCGCAGTGGGCGGATCCTCCAGGGACGAGCCAAAATCACTAAGCGAAGTCGTGTCAAATAACCGGGTGTCGATGTTTAGGCGAAAAGAAAAACAAGCGAGCACCAACCCTCATACAGAACGTATGAAAAAGCTCGCTGGCATTTAATCATTTAAGGAGGAAAAACAAATGTCTATTTTAGAAAAACTAACTGAAGGCATCGTTAGCCGTGACCTAAGCAAGGAGTCTCACGCCATTGTTAATAAATGGGAAAAGACTGGTCTGCTAGAAGGTCTTACTAACGATACCAAACGAACCAACATGGCTTGCCTGTTGGAAAACCAAGCTAAGGAACTTCTCCGTGAGTCATCTTCGATGCACACGGGAGATGTGGAAGGATTCGCCGCTGTTGCGTTTCCAATCGTGCGCCGAGTGTTCGCCGGACTGATTGCCAATGATTTGGTATCTGTTCAGCCTATGAGCCTACCAAGCGGACTTATCTTCTTCTTGGACTTTACCAAGGATCGAGCTCGCTTAGGCGATGCTGCTGGAGATTCGGTATATGGCGGCGGAGCCGTTGCTAACCAAATCACTGGTGGGGTTTCCCTGACTGGCGCCGATGCCGAGAAATCGTTCTACAACTTGAACAACGGCTACTCATCTCCAACTGGTTCTGATACTGGTGTTAGCATCAGCCAGATTCTGTCCGGCACCGTCGGCGGACCTGATGATGTCGATGCTGCTCTAGAGAAAATCTTACGTTTCGACCCAGACATTGCTTCTGGAACAGCGGCAATTGTTGCCTCCGTCGCCATCAACGATCTCGACCAACTTAACCTGGATGACCTTGTTACAGTTACTGTTGATTCGACAATCGTTGGTCGTCAAGCTCGTCGCTTGACACAACTTAGCGGCACTGCCGGCACTGACTTACTTCTTGTTGTTGCCGCTTCCGGCACTGAGACATCAAACGAGCTCTCAACGAGCCTAGGAGCCGCCTTGGACTTTTCATGGGCTCAAGTTGACGACTTTACCACGGGCGGAGCAATCGGCTCAGTTGTGGGGAGAGAAGCATGGGGACTAGAAGGAAACGAAAACATTCCAGAAATCGACATCAAGGTTGACAGTGTTGCTGTGACGGCACAAACCAAGAAGTTGAAAGCTAAGTGGACTCCTGAATTGGGTCAAGATTTGAATGCTTATCACAATCTTGATGCCGAGGTAGAGCTCACCAGTATCCTTTCTGAGCAAATCGCTCTTGAGATCGACCAAGAAATCTTGGAAGATCTTATCAAAGGTGCTACGGCTGGTAAACTTTTCTGGTCTCGCCGACCAGGCAAGTTCTTGAACCGAGATACCGGTGCCCCAATTAGCACGAGTGCTAATGAAGAAATGTTGGGTGCTGATTTCACGGGAACCGTTTCGGAATGGTATGAAACCCTTCTCGAAACCATCAATGATGTTTCGGCTCAAATCCATCGTAAAACATTACGGGGTGGAGCTAACTTCTTGGTCTGCGGACCAGAGGTTGCTAACATCCTTGAGTTTACCGCTGGCTTTAAAGCAACTGTAACTCACGATGATGATCGTGGTAATGCTGGTGCTATCAATGTTGGAAGCATCTCCAAGAAATGGGATGTGTATGTTGACCCATACTTCCCACGCAATGTCGTTTTGGTCGGACGTAAAGGAAACTCATTCCTCGAAAGCGGATATGTGTATGCTCCTTATGTGCCCCTCCAAACCACTCCTACCATTTTTGGTACTGAAGACTTCGTGCCTCGCAAGGGCGTGATGACTCGGTATGCTAAGAAAATGGTACGACCGGACATGTACGGGCTAGTTGTTGTGACAGATCTTCTCGGATAAGAACTGCCTTAACAGCCTAAAAAGAATTAGAGCCTCTTCGGGGGCTCTTTTCTTTTTTGCCCAAACTACTTATAAAGGCAACTAGCAGCGGAGGAAAAATATTGTGGCAGTACCTACACTAACACCAACTTCAACGGTCAGTGCTATAACACTCCCAGCAACAGGATCTAGGACTGATGTGACGGCATCATTGCCTATTGGGGTATATACGGGAGAGCAGTTCATCTCTGGTGCTGTCGATCAGGTTTCCTACACATATAGAAAGCTTGGCGGCGATGTTCTCGATATAGAATTGACTACTCGAAATGTCTATGCGGCATACGAAGAAGCTGTCCTGGAATATTCATATCTTGTAAATATCCATCAAAGCAAGAACACTATTTCAAACTTGATGGGACAAGTAACCGGCACCTTCGATAGCGACGGTGAGTTAACCGACGGTAGCTTAAAAACCGAACTGAGTGGAGTTGGGGCAGAGCTTCGATACCCTAGATTCGATCTAGGGTATGCCAACACAATGGCTTCTGCTGCTTCGGAAAGAGCTCAAGTTGGTGGCAACTTAACATTCTACTCTGCCTCTATTGATATAACTGATGGTGTTCAAGATTACGATCTACAATCTATAGTCTCCTCCAGTGCTGCAGCCGGCGGAGTACCATTTTCCGACATAGATACTTCCAAGAAGGTAAGAATTCAGAAAGTGTTTTACAAATCTTCAAGAGCAATGTGGCGATTTTACGGATACTATGGCGGACTGAATACCATAGGAAACCTCAACACATACGGGCAATACTCGGATGATAGCACTTTCGAAGTGGTACCAACCTGGCAAAACAAGCTCCAAGCTATGGCATATGAGGATGCCCTCTCGACACGAACCTCGCATTACTCTTACGAGATAAGGAATAACAAAATAAGGCTATATCCAATTCCAGATAAAGACTGGGTTACAAAAATTTGGTTTGAGTTTACGGTAGACACAGACACAATATTTGACGAAGATGGTGTTGATACTGGTAGAACAGGGGTCAACAATATGAACACTCTGCCGTTTGCAAACATTCCTTTCACCAACATAAACTCGATTGGTAAACAGTGGATAAGAAGATTCGCCCTCTCTCTATGTAAAGAGACACTGGGACTTGTAAGAAATAAGTTCACAACAATACCAATCCCAGGCGAGTCGGTAACTCTAAACGGAGACTCTCTACTATCTCAAGCTAAAGAGGAACAAGGTATGCTGAGGGAAGAGCTCAAGACTGTGCTAGATGAGATGACATATAATAAGCTCGTGGAACAAGATGCTGAAATCATGGAAGCAACTGCAAACTTACAGGCAAAAATTCCAATGAACATTTTCACAGGGTGAGAGGAGAATAGACAGTGGCTGAAAACATTACTTGGAAGCAACCCGCTAATCCTCCTCCTCCTATGTTTCTTGGGGAGAAAGAAAGAAACTTAGTTAAGCAGGTTAACGATGAGCTAATCGAACGAGTTATCGGGCAGGGGATTATCTATTATCCTGTTAGCTTAAAGCATACTAACTACCACTCTCTATATGGCGAAGCGATAAACAAGAGCTTTCTTACACCGATAAGAGTAAATGCTTTGATAAACTGGGAAGGCTCTCAGACAAGCACGACAGGCTTCGGAATAGATAGAAGATCCAGCATCACAATCAACTTCCACAAAAGAAGGTTGACGGAGGATCAAGATCTACAAGTTCAAGAGGGAGATTTTGTTCTTTACGGCAACTTGTTTTATGAAATAGTAACACTAGCACAGCCCAGAGAACTTTTCGGTCAAGTTGATCACAAGATGGAGATTGCAGCAAAGTGTATTCGAGCAAGGGATGGTATGTTCGAAGAGTCTAGTATGCCGGAAGTTACCATAGAGAAGTACAAGGCAACAGCAGCAGAAACTTCTTATGTCTATTTAACCACTCCCGCTTCTTCTTCGGCACCAGTTAGCAGTCATGTATCCGGATCCGGAGCAGTTCCCATCTACTCCGGCGCCGACTCTGGCTCTTTAGATTACCAGATCTTGGAAGATTTCGACTCTAATCCGTGTGAATATGTGGGATACCATTTCTACCTTACCGATCTCCCATCACCACCAATAGCCTCTTTCGTTATGGCGAATAAATGGTATTGGAATGAAAATTGTGTCTGGCACCCAAGCCCATTTATGATATAGGAAAGACTTATGACGAAAGAAAAGATAACGGTATTGAGCCCGTCAAATTTAGAAAACATAGATGGAGCCATGCACGAGTGGGTAGACCAACAGATCAGTGCTTTCGCCACAACTAACCGAGGCTGGAAAAAGGTACCGGTCATTTGGGTATCGGCAGAAAGAGCATACCAGGCAAAGAGAGACAAGGGGCTACGGGATAAAGAGGGTGCTCTCATATATCCCATCATAACAGTTGAGAGGATTAGTATGGAAAAAGATCCATCATTCAAAGGATCTCTACAGGCTAACATATTTCCCATAAACGATTACAGGGGAGGCTCGATACCATTAGCCACCACCATAAATCAATCAAAGACCCAGAACTTTCAGAATGCCGACTCAAAGAGAGAAACCGGACAGCTAAACTTTAAGGTAAAGAAGAAGGATAATAAGATAGTATATACCCATAAATCGATTCCGATCCCAACATACATTAGTATTATGTATCGAATCAGCTTAAGGGCAGAGTACCAACAACAGATTAACGAGATGAACGAACCGTTCATTGTCTCCACTGGAAACATCAGCAGCTTTATTATGAAGAAAGAAGGTCACCGATATGAGGGATTCTTTCAGCCATCTTACGAGCAGAATAACAACGCCGGAAGTCTCGACGAGGAAGAAAGAATCTACCAGACATCGTTCGATGTAAAAGTATTGGGATATTTAATTGGTTCCAAAGACAACCAAGAGCAGCCCCAAATTGTAGAAAGAGAGAACGCGGTAAAGCTGAAGACACCAAGAGAAAGGGTAATCGTGGGAGAAGATCCAGAACATCCCGATAATTGGGGAAAGTATAGGGAATAAAAAATAGCATTTAGAGTATTTTAAAACTATTTACAACAGGCTAGATTCACATTTAAAGAAAAATAACGAATGTTTTACTATTGTTATTTGTAGAGGAGAGTAAAAGGATATGTCGGCAAAGAAATTCAAGTTCGTATCACCTGGAGTTTTCGTTGATGAAATTGACAACTCACAGTTACCAGAAGCACCAGAGGGTGTAGGACCAGTAGTTATAGGAAGGACAGCGAGAGGACCAGCAATGGTGCCTGTCCAAGTTAACTCGTTTTCAGACTTCGTTGAAACATTCGGTAATCCCGTTTTCGGAGGAGGTGTCCCTGATGCCTGGCGCGCCGGACCTAATTCCACTGCCCCGACTTATGCTTCTTATGCCGCCCAGGCATACCTCAGAAATCAAAGCCCCCTGACGGTTGTGAGATTGGCAGGCATCGAAGATGCTAACCCAACAGCACTCGGTGGTGCCGGCTGGGAAACCAACTCAGAGGCAATGGATTCAGATCCAGCCAATGGTGGCGCTTACGGTCTTTTCTTGGTGGAGTCCGGCTCAAATCTCGAAGCTCTAGACACAGGCTCGCTGGCAGCAATCTTCTATTGCTCCGAGGGTGTTGTTGAACTTACGGGTACCTTGGCTGACGGAGACACGACTGCCAGCGGCACGGCTGGACTTTTCTTGTCCGACGACACTCCTCACCAATACACAGCACAAGTTCGAGATGCTTCAGGTGTAACTGATAAGGTTGTTTTCAACTTCAACGAAAACAGCAAGCTTTACATCCGAAATGTCTTCAACACGAACCCAACATTGGTCAATACCTTTGCTGGCGATAATGAGAAGAAATATTTCCTCGGAGAAACCTTCGATAGGAATATTGCTGATAAGCTCGCTAGCGGCACAAAATCTCTCGGTGTCATCTTGGGACTCGCTACATCTGAGTTCACAGCGGATATCCAACAGAACTGGCAAGAGATGCCTCTTTCCGATGCCTCCACTGGATGGTTCTTTTCTCAAGATTTGGGAGACCAATCATTATTCAATGCTTTGGCGAAACAAAAGCTTTTTAAATTCGAGACACTTTCTGGTGGAGAGTGGGCTCAAGGCAATCTTAAGATCTCAATCACTAGCATCAAAGCTTCCCCTAACGAGGATCAGCCATACGGCACTTTCTCGGTCCAGGTTCGAAAAGCAACAGATTCCGATGCAAGAGTTTCTCCAGTAGAGACTTTTAGTGATGTAAACTTAAATCCAAACTCCCCAGATTTCATTGCTCGAAGAGTCGGCGATTCTTATCGAGTGTGGGATGACGACGATAAGAGATATCAGACTTATGGAAACTATGTAAATCAGTCCCGATACATCCGGGTTGTACTGGATTCCTCTGTGGATGCCGGCACAACCGATCCTAAATTCTTACCATTTGGAGTATATGGACCAACTAGGTACCAAGCCTTCCAAACAGTGAGCGGCTCGACAGGGTCATTCGACAGCTATGTTGTCGGCGGCAGCAGTATCCCTCGCTCGTTAGCTGATGGTACCGAGAAGGTGAATGTGGGAACACTTGCTCTCACCGCTTCTTTCGAATTCCCTGAGATTCCGACGAAAACAAACAGCAATGATTCATCACTTATAAATCAGAAAGATGTATACTTTGGAGCAACAACGAATGTCGCCAACAGTAGTCGCCTCCAACGCGATATTGTAGACTATGTTCGTCGTAAGCCAGGAAATGCTGATAATCTAGGTGTTACTGGTTCGCTGAACTACTCCTGGGTATTCACCCTTGACGATGTTTCCGGCTCTAATGCCGATGGTGTTTTGGGCACATGGATATCCGGTTCTCGTGCTTCCGGCTCCTCAATCACGGCTCAGGCAGGAAATACTTACGAGTCAGTTCTCGATGCTGGGTTTAACAAGTTCACGACAATGCTACAAGGTGGCTTTGAGGGTGTTGATATCCTCGAACGAGAGCCTTTTGCTAATCGACTATTATTAAACCAAACATCGCCCTCTGACTATGCCTATGCCTCTATTGAGCGAGCCATAAATACAGTAGCTGACCCTGATGTGGTTCAGTGTAATATGCTCTCTATGCCTGGTGTTACCAACGAGGCACTCACGGGCAAGCTTCTTGATGTCGCTGAAACCCGAGGCGATGCCTTGGCGATAGTTGACTTGAAGGGTGGCTATGAGCCAGAGACAGAATCTACAGAGAGCTTGTCTGCTCGACTAGGCTCTGTATCTGAAACGATTACAAACCTAAATAACAGAAACATTAACAATAGCTACGGATGTGCCTACTATCCTTGGGTTCAAATCACCGATACAGTCACCACAGGAGGCTCCCTATGGGTTCCCCCAAGTGTGGCTGTGCTTGGTACCCTCGCTAGCAGTCAGGCTTCTAGCGAGCTCTGGTTTGCTCCTGCTGGGTTTACCCGAGGCGGCTTGACGGAAGGTAGTGCCGGCATTCCAGTAACGAATGTTCGACAACGACTGACTTCGGATAACCGTGACGATCTTTATACGGCAAACATTAATCCGATTGCCCAGTTCCCAGCAGAAGGAATTGTGATTTTTGGACAGAAGACACTTCAAGTAACACCTTCCGCCCTAGACAGAATCAATGTTCGCCGAATGCTGATTTATGTTAAGCGACAAATCTCTTTCATAGCTTCCAGATTGCTTTTTGATCAAAATGTTCAATCAACATGGGGTCGCTTCTTGGGAGAGGTTAACCCATTCTTAGGAAGTGTCAAGACTCGCTTAGGTCTTATGGACTATAAAGTGATTCTTGATAACACGACGACAACCCCTGACTTGGTTGATAGAAATATCATGTATGCCAAGATATTGTTGAAGCCAGCGAAGGCACTTGAGTTTATTGCTCTTGATTTTGTTGTAACAAGATCTGGTGCTTCTTTTGATGACTAAAAAACAAAGAAATAACTACTTATTTTATAAGACGAGGAGAAAATAAATTATGCCATTCTGGAGTGACGCAACAATAGCAGACCCTAAGAGACAGCACCGCTGGCTCATCAACATCGGAGCACCCGAGCTCAGCAGTTTCATCACATATGTGTGTAAGTCTGTAGCGAAACCGAAAGTGACAGTAGGAGAAACGGAGCATAAATTTATTAACCACACCTTCTACTATCCAGGCGGAGTCACTTATGACCCCATTACGATAACACTGGTAGATCCGGCGAATCCCCACTCCTCACAAGCACTCTACGATCTCCTTCAGGTATCTGGCTATACTCTCCCTGGAAACATCACTGAGGCAACGATATCTCCAGGACAGAAAGACATGTCCACGATCAGCAAGAGGCAAGCCATTGGAGCCCTTCAAAGCTGCTATATAAGTCAGCTTGACGGACTCGGCAACGAGATTGAAAAGCTTACCTTAAATCAGGCTTGGATCAAGAGTGTTGACTTCGGCGGAGATTTGAACTATGAGAACGAAGGGCTTGTTGAGCTTTCTCTTGAGCTTCGTTTTGATTCCTTTGATCTACAGACTTTCGGTCCATTCGGCTGATAAAAACAAAATAATACTTAATTTTGCTAGTTAGATGTGATATAGTAATTCTACCCTATGTCACATCTAACAATACGAGGTATAAATGACAAAGCGAAATAACGAGGAGAGACTCGGATTACCTTCGACGGGCGCGAAGGGATCTACGTCTGATCCTCCTCCACCAGGGTCCGATAATGGCGGACTATCTTTTGTGTCGCCCACCGAGTTGGTAGACCTGCCTTCTCAGGGAAGGTTCTACCCCGAAGGTCACCCCCTTCACAATCAAGAGTCAATTGAGATTCGAGAGATGACAGCCAAAGAAGAAGATATCCTTACTTCTAAATCTCTAATACAAAAAGGTGTCGTATTCGACAAGCTTTTACAGAATCTTATTGTTGACTCTATGATCGGACCACAGCAGCTTCTAGTTGGCGACAAGAATGCTCTTCTGATTGCCGCTCGTCGAAGTGGATATGGCGAGCTATACGAAACAAAGGTGGGCTGCCCTTCTTGTGGAACAGCTCAAGAGATATCTTTTGATCTCACCGATGTAACCACTAAGGGTCCGCCTTCTTTAGAGCTATGCTCCGAGATTGTAGGAACTCCAGTTGTCCAGACTGACACCGGAACTTTTTTAGCTAGGCTCCCAAAATCAGATCTTGATGTGGAGCTAAAGTTGATTACAGGTGCCGATGAAAGAAAGCTCACTGCCACGCGAGAAATGAGAAAGAAGAAGAAGTTAGCGGAGAATCTGCTTACCGAGCACTTGAGGCTCTGCATTGCTTCTGTGGCAGGCAGCGACGATAGACAAGAGATAGATAGATTTATAGGAAAGATGCCGGCTAGAGATTCTAGGTTTATTAGAAGGGTTATGGCAGAAATTACCCCAAATGTTGATTTAAAGCAAGAGTTCGTTTGCGAGGAGTGTTATCACGAGCAGGATTTGGAGGTTCCTATTAACCCCGAGTTTTTTTGGCCTGACCAGTGAATACATGAAAATGGTATATGAGCAATTCTTTGTTCTAAAATACTATGGCGGCTGGAGCCTTATTGAAGCTTACAGTTTACCAATCCAGTTGAGGAATTGGTTTGTTGAGAGACTGGCGAAGCAGATAAAAGATGAATCAGATTCCGTCAAGAAGAAATAAGGCATTCCAAGAATGCCTTTTTTCGTGCTAAAAAACTACTTATTGTGGAGGCTACCCTATGAAAGATAGCAAAATAGAAGAAAGCGGCGAAATAGTACCGAGTGTTATTGATTTCACGAAGATGAAAGATGAGAGCGGACAAATAAATGAATCTTGGGTTCTTACTTTCGGAGCAGCCCTCAGATGGATTATGCCATCTTTATTTAGGGGAGGAGCCCTCCCAGTTCAGATTCGAGGCAACAAGAGTCAAGTTAGCAATTTTGCTAATGTCTTGTCTAAAGAAAAGAAGTTTCTTCAAACTTGGAAGAATCAAGGGCTCCACAGTCCGGCGACATATAGAAACAAGAGCAAGCTTAATTCAGCGATAAATAAATTCGAAAGAGCAACCGGGCTTAAGTGGCCGTTCAAATAATAGACCATGGGAAAACGAGTAAGTGGCTGAGAAGACATTAGATGAATTAAAGGGAGAAGCCGAGGAGCTTTCCAAGATTGCCGACAAGATGTCGGAGGATCTCAAGGAGACTGAGAAGTCTGCTAAGTCTATGACGGACTCTGTGCTTTCTTTTGGTGAAAAGCTCCTTGGGTCATTCGGCGAGGCTAATGCCCTCTCTGCAGAACAGCTAGAAACCCAAGAAGATATATTTGAAGCCCAGAAGATGACTAATGAGGCTAAGCAAAGGGCTATCCAGGCAGAGATAGAATATAACAAAGCTCAGGGAAAGTCAACTTCCGAACAAGAAAAGCAATCAAAAAAACTCAAAGATCAGAATGAAAAGCTAGATGCCCGTCAGAAGAAAGTTGAAAAGCAAACTAGATCTGCTCAAGCACAGAATAATGTATACCAGTCCAGCTCAGACATTTTTGGCTCGATTGCAGTTAGGCTTGGTATTTCAAAGAGCGAATCTGCTGGTATGGCTAAGAATATGTTTAGCTCTTGGAGATCGGCAGTAAAACAAGATGGTATCATCAAAGGAACCCTCAAGAGTGTCCTGAGTATCGGCAAAGCTCTCTGGGACGCCTTCAACCCAGTAAGTATGATATCATCAGCGATGAAAGCGATTTTCAAAGCAAGTATCGAGTTCATGTTTAGGAGCTCAGAGGCTATATCTAACTTTAGTGCTGCCGCTGGTGATGCTGGAGCCATGGCAAGAGATGTTGGTGCAGCAATGAGCCTCGGCACCGGAGTCAACATAGAGCAAGCAGCCCAGGCTGCTTCTGGTTTGGCTGCTAGTTGGCAGGGCTTTGCCGATGCCTCTAAGGGAGCCAGAGTGTCTATGATAAGGACCGCTGCCGAGCTCGAAAGGCTAGGCATCGGGGCTCAGGAAACTGGTGCTAGTGTGAGTCTTTTGACGAAAGGCATGGGAATGTCTACTAAGCAGGCAGAGGACACGATGAAGGGAATGGCATCTGCGGCAATGTCCCTCGGCACAACTCCGGCTAAGCTAGCTTCTGATTTTGCCTCCGTTTCATCAAGCCTGGCTCTTTATGGCAACAGAATGATGGACGAGTTTTACGATTTGGCTGCAGCCGCAAAGGCATCAGGGTTAGAGATTCAGGAACTAGCTTCCCTTGGCGAGTCTTTTGATTCTTTCGATGATGCGTCCTCCAAAGCAGGAAACCTGAATGCGTTGCTGGGCGGACCTTTCGTTGATAGCATGGAGATGATGAGATTACAGGCAGAAGAAGGTCCGGATGCTGTAGCAGCAGCACTTAAGGATGCCTTCTCTTCCGCCGGAAAAACATTTGAAGACATGAACTATATGGAAAGGAAGTCATATGCCGAGACTCTAGGGATGTCTGCTGATAAATTTGCTAAACTTATGGGGTATGAATCAGATGAAGCCAAGGCGGCAGCCAAGGCAGCAAAAAGAGATGCTAATACTCAAAAAAGATATCAATCGATGCTTCGGTCAACACTAAGCCTAGGCGAGCAGATAAGAAACTTTTTCCAAGCTGTCTTTGTTAAGGGTGGAGTAGCAAAAGCAATAAAAGAATTGATAGGTGTCCTGATGAGTTCCCAAAAGGGAGCAAAGTCAGTTACTGATGTGATCGCTGGACCGATGGTTTCAGCAATAAAGTTTGTGACAAAAGTGGCTAAGGTGTTAGTAAAGAGGTTTGAGACTGATGTCGCCCCAGCCTTCAAAGATGTCGGCGAAATGATTGGAGGTTTTTTCTCAAAAAAGATGGAAGGTGCCGGCGATGCTGCTGAAGGTACCGCCAATCTGATCATGGATGGAATAACTGGGATGTTAGCTTCGATTAAGAGATTTATTAAATGGGCAGATAAATGGTGGGAATCTCTAGATCCAGAGAATGGAGGCGCCGGAGACAAACTGACAACATTTTTCGACAACATGAAAACAAGTGTTTCAACTTTTATCGCCGATACTCTGGTGATGGCTTTTGAAAAAATCAAAACCATCGTCTTGCCGGCACTGAAAGATTTCGCGTGGTACGTCGCTGGGGCCGCGGGAGCAATTTGGCTTTTTTCGAAAGCCATAGGTGCCGGTCTATCGTGGGCAGTTATAGGTAAAGTCACAGTCATCGTTGGCTTGCTGACCGTTACATTCCTCTCTTTTGCCGAAGTAGCAAAGCAACTTTCTGCTTTGTTTGATTCATGGGGAGACATTTTTGCAAAAGCCGGCGATGCCATTGAGAAGCTTGGCGCAACGGTAAAGTTATTGTTTGACATTTTTGAAAGTGCTAGCTGGTCCGAAGCCGGCGGCTTTGTGGGATTCCTCCTCGGCATAGCCGAAGGAATAAATGCGATAGCGGTAGCGGGGAATAAAATTAAGCAAGATAAATTTAATCACCTAAGCAATATCATGAGAAGTATTGCCGCCCATTCAAAGGCTGCAGCCGATTCGACAAACAACTTTGTCTCAGCAATCAATAGCTTAGCAACTGCCCTTTCAGGCATTGATTCCGATAAGTTCGGCAAATTTTCTTGGGATCTTACGAGGACACTTGAAGCAACAGCACAAGTAACACCAGCAAGTGCTCGGGGAGCGGTACAGGTTATCGAGGAAGCAAAAGAGTATCAAAAAGAAGTAGTAAAAAACAAAGACAATGTTGATGCTCTTGCCGAGATTCTAAAAGCCACAGGAGCTGCTCAGCCTGCTGGAGCAGGAGCCGGAGAGACAATTATCAGGCTCGAAATAGGCGGCAAAGCACTGAACGAATACATCTGGAATTCAGTCAACGGAACGATCAATCGGCGCCGATAGAAATCACGATAAAAAAGCTCCACCTTCCTATTTATAATAGAGGAGAAAATCACTATGGAAGACGATTTAGATCTGGATGGGTTGATTGCTGGTCATGATCGAGCCCTGGGCGAAGACCCTAACCTGGCGAAGGCTCTATCTTATGGCAATGCCGCCCCAGATGCTCAAGGGAGTCAGTTCTACAATGATCCGACAACAGAGGGCGCCATCAGGCGAGGACACTTCATTGAGATATATCACATCATTTCCAAGACATCCCTTTACTTCAAAGCCTTTCTGACAGACTTCAGCGATAACTTCAATGTTAGTCACAACAAAGAGCAGGTCTTTGGTAGGACTGACCCTGTTATCACATACCAGAATACAGAGAGGATAATCAATGTGGCTTTTTCTGTCGTCGCCTCCAACCTCCAAGAAGCGAGAGCAAATATGGATAAGGCAAACCGATTCGCATCCATGATGTACCCGGCTTACGATGGAGACGGAGAGTCCAGTACAAATTTAAAAGCTGGACCAATGTTCAGAGTTAAGCTAGGGAACCTGATCTGTAAGCAAGGGCTGACTGAGGGTGAAGGCATGGCACTAGCCGAAACTGCTGGACTTACTTGTACTATAGGCGGCTTCAAATATAATCCGAGCTTAGATGAGGGATTTTTCGATCCCGAGCCCGGCATACTTTATCCCCAGGCTATAACGATAGATCTTGAACTTTCCGTTATTCATGAGCAAAAATTAGGATACGGACCCGATGGCACTCGCCGGGAACCTGGACGATACCCATATGGTGGCGAGAGAGCACCCCACCCGCCTGCCATACCCCCGCCAGATCCAAGCACTTTAAAGCCATTCGAGCCGAAGCGACAGATCATTAGAGAGAGAAGCATCTCAACCGATCTCAATCTACAGAAAGATCTCATGCTAGCTCGCTATGAAGTTCAGAAAAACAAAATGCTCTCCCCCGTTAGAAAGCTGGGCAGCTTATTTGGGACAATAAGCAGAACTGGCGGCGATAGCTAAATAAAGAAAATGGAGTTGACAAATGGTATCCAGATATGATAATATGAAAATCTCCAGGAATAATTCCGAGAGAGATAAGAAGTTAAGAGAGAAGAGAGGAGTAAGAACTATGAGACAGTTCGGAACTCCTAGCATCAGTTACCCCACAGAAGAAGAGCAAGCTTTCTTGGAGAGCACTACTGTTGTTTGGAAAGTGGGAGATAGGCTTTATAAGTTGGCTAACACCTTCTACGGAGATCCCACCCTGTGGTGGCTCATAGCCTGGTACAACCAAGCTCCCACCGAATCCCACATTACCGTCGGCGACACCATCGAAGTGCCTCAGCCGCTCGATAGGGCACTCTCAATCTATATGAGGAGATCAGCATAAGTGGAAGACGAAGAACTAGATGCTGCCCTATCCACCAACACTCAACGGGGGTGGACTAAGGGTGGTAAGCCAATTGAGGATAACAATAGCACCAAGGAGCCCATTTCAGATCTGGATCAATCCCTTGATCCAGCTTTAATCGCCCAATACTCGGACGAAGAAGATAGTCCGATATCGATAGACACAGATACTGGCAATGCTGCCGCCCTAGCTGAGCTTGGGATTGAACAGAGTTCGGTCGATGGACCTGACCTGGTTTACGGTGAACTTACCGGAGTAAGTAAAGACGAAAAAGAGCGCCAAAGGAAGTTACGAAGGCTAGCCGAAAGAGAGGCTGAAAGAAAGATTAGAGAAGGCAACAACAGAGTTGCTGGCGGCAGGAGAAAGAAGCGAGAATCAAGGAAAGGTATTTTTGAACAGACAGAGCAAGCATATTTGATTCAGAATGTTGAGAGCTTTATTGCTTCGAAAAACATACCAAAGCCAGAAGATATGAACAATCTGATACTCGCTAACTCAGAAGGAAATCTGATAAACACATTAACCATCGGCACGGGTCTGTTGCCTTTGATGGCAATCACTCCTGCTCAATTGAGTAGCTTGATACCATATATCAGATTCTTTAAGAGCAAGAAGGACACCACTGGAAAGCGGATCATAGAAGAGTTCAAGTTCTCTACAACATCGCCAGACATGAAAAAGTATTTTGCTGATGGCTCTGATAGTTATAAAAATGTTGGCTTAAAGAGCTTTTCTTGGGAGACTAACGGAGATAACTTGTTTAACGCACGAAGATCGTTGACTGCCGAAATTGTTCTTTCCTTCTCTTCGATGGTCGATCTGCAGAAGCCGTCATCCGGAATTTCGTGGATGGACCTGATTCTTCACAGTCCAGAAAATACGAAAGAGGAAGACGAAGCTGCCCAAGTTGATCCTGAGAAGATCGAAATCCTCGCCGAGATGGGATATAAGTATCCAGACAATGCCGATTTGTCGCCAGAACTAAAGCTTGCACTTGAGGACAGCCGGGTTTTCTTATCTCTGTACCCCAACCAGACAGAGTTTGATTTCAAAGAGGACGGCAGCATAGAGCTGAAAGTATCATACACTGCCTCCGGAGAATTTCTCTCCGATCAATACACATCCAATGTTCTCACGATTGGCACGAAAAAAGACTCAGACGACAAGACAGAAGAGGAACTTAAAAAAGTCAAAAACAAGATCGCGACAAACAAAAAGAATCTCAAAAACGAAAAGGAGTCAGAGGCAAAAAAGGCTTTGAAAGACAAAAGAGACGAGCTTCAAGAAGAGCTCGAAAAAGCCACTCAAAGAAATAGAGCATCGAACTACACGAAATTCCTCCAGCACCTCGTTGGAGCACAGCGGCTATTCTCGTTCTCCGTGAGCGAGGATCAGTATAAGAGCGGCATCCTGCCTAAGTCCAAGAGCTTGGGGCAGATCTTCCCAAAAGGAATTATAGACGAGCAAGCTGTAAAAGATCTTATTAAGGAATTTAGGGAGAAAGAGAAGGCTGGCAAAAACCTAGACAGCAAGCCTACACCAACAGGAAAGAGGACCATCTCGTATTTCTACCTGGGTGATCTCATCAATTATATGGCTGAGGCTCTAAAGCAAAACGACTCCATGGTTTCCGAAGTAGTTGTTGGTGATTATGAATTTTACTTGTTCCCTCCACCAAGAGAAAAGAAGGTGAAAAACAAGAAGGGAAAAATCGAAATACAGCAAGAACAACTTTCTTCTGAGGACTTGAAGAATGTCAAGAGAATAAGGGTTAATCTTTCCTCGATGCCAATATCTCTTGATATGTACAATCTCTTTATGTACGAAAATGTGATGAAGAGGGGAAGCTCAACATTCACATTTGATAATTTTATAAAGAAGGTAACTACCGAGCTAATAGATAATGCCCTCGATAGCTTCGTTTCGAATCGAGTGGGAGAAGATGCTCGGAAAAAATTTACTGAAGACAGGGCTTCCATCAAAGCCACTACTGTGTCTGGACACTCAAAAAAACTACAAAGAAATAAGGGCTCCATGTTGGACATCCCCAAACCACACCCAGATTTCCGGATCGCTCCACCAAGGCTATCGACTGATGGAGGCTTCCAGTCCCCATCCAATTTCTTTATCATTTACGGCTCACGAGTGCCAGCATGGCTCAGGCTAGATCCTAGCGAACAGACAAGTGCTGAGAATGGAGTTTATCATCTTACTCCTGGTTCAGACAGGGGAATCGTCAAGGGAGTTAAGTTCAAGCAGATGGAGAGCAGACTGAGAGATCAAAGGATATTGAAATCCAGAGAGACGGGGAATGTTAATGTCGGTGTCCTCAAGCTACCATACAATTCGACTGTAGAACTGTTTGGCTCGTCACCGTTCTACCCAGGACAAGCTGTCTTTATTTCACCCGCACTTACAGGAGTTGGATCACTCAGCTCTAGACGATCCATTGCTACAAAACTCGGCTTGGGAGGCTACTATATAGTACATAAGATATCATCAGAGATATCAATGGGAACCCTCCAGAGTTCGCTCGACTGTAATTTTCAGTCGTTCCCTCTTGGAAAAGACGAACTCGAAGACGATGACGGAGGAGCACTAGGCGGTGTTAAGGCGATAGACGGCAACAAGTATTTATTGAGTCTTCCATCAGCCCCACCACCGCAGCCGCCAGAGCCGTCGCTATCAGACATCACATCAACAAACTCTGATGCTGCCAACAGTAATTACGGTAGAAAGTAAGATTAGGAGCAAAGAATGAAGCTAAGTTTTGGATCAAATAGCCTCCCAGCAAGCAGCTCTTACAGCGAGAGACTGTCGTATATAAAGAACTACCCTGTCGGTATTTTAGAGCAGAGCTCTGCCGACTATTGGTACGACCATATTTTATTTGGCAGGATTGATAAGAACCAAGACTCAATATACCCATCCCAGAACTTCCTAAAAGAAATACCCGATGACGAGACAAGTGTGGTAGCTTTGAACTTTGTAGCAGATGCCTTTACCACATTCCGAAGAAATATGGACTTACTTCGTTCGGATGGGATGTTATATGCCGGAGGGTTCATAGAGGACACAAATTTTCTACAACCCCTTCGAGGCTGGCAAAGCGTCAACAGCGATTACGATTCGTTTATAAACTCTTTTTATAGCAACTACCTCTTCCCATTTCTATCCTCCCCAGAAATCAACGAGCGCATCCAAAGCTTCCAGGACTTCGTTGAGCAGTTCACGATACTGATAGACAGAACAACACTGCTCTCGCCATTTACAAAGACGGAATACATAACAAGCAACTTGGGAACTCCAATGTATAGCGGACTTGCTGTCGAGATCGAAGACTCCCTCGATCACGGAGACGATCTAGAGAAAATACTATCCTACACTAATGACTCCAACTTCGAAATATACAGGCAGATTGCAGCAAACAATGGATTCGTTCTCGATAAGAATGCCCCGTGGAGATTGCTAGCACTACCATATGCCCCTCAGATTCAAAATCATATGAATACCTACGGGATAAACTCCGAAACCATGGTAGACAAATACTACTATCGATCCCACCACTTTGATATACCAAATCTCAAAGTGTATATGAGAGAGTTTTACAATGCCTTCGTCAAAACCCTTCCGACAGTCAGAATCCCCCTCGTGGGAGGAAAAGGTAAAAAGAAAAGCTTGACAAAGATTATCCATCGTGATACCATTAGCAAAGAACAATATAACGAGGAGTGGTATTTTGATAATTCATTCTGGATTAGGCTGTATGTGTTTATTAGAGCGAAAGAGACGAACCGAGACTGGAACCAATACAAGCTTGACCAGGTTGCCTCAAAGGCAGCAGAGTTCTTTCTCTACTCCGGAGAAGAAGCAGCATACAAATTCATCAATAAAGAGGTCCGCCGACCGTGGAAAGAAAGCTCTCAGATAGACAAATATCGCCGAGGAACTTTCATGCTTAAAAGAAAGCGAGGATAGCTTGTTTTACATAACTCTTGATTCGAAGGAAGAGTGTTTAGGATATTACTATGACGGCGCCATCCACGATACGAGCCCCGATCCCGACAAAAACAATGTAACATGGGACTACTCCCATTCTCATCACCAAGACGGAATAGAGTATCTGAAGCTTTATTGTGGCGGCAAATCTTTGGGAGAAATGTGCCCCGAGCATCTGGGTAGAGACTGGGACGGAGCACTGGAAAAAAGAAAGGCATTCGAAACAGCCATCAAGAATAGTAAAATAGAAGTCCAAGATGTATGTGTATACGATCTGGTCCCGCCATGGTTTATGAAAGAAATCTCCCAGCTCAAATGTGAGATTCTTGAGCATGTTCATCAAAACCTCCACAAGCCAGAGGCATACGACTTCATGCTTGGGCTGGAAAAACTATTTGCCGGAATCAAAGAAAACACTCTCAAGATTGATACATCGAGCCTCCGAGGCAAGCTCGGAAATTCGGCAGTTAGAAACTTCCTCCATAGAGTCAGAGGAAAGACTTCGATAGAATACAATCAGTTCGGGACTATTACCGGCAGGCTAACAGTAACAAATTCTAGCTTTCCCATTCTAAACATTGAGCGATCTCTCAGGGAAATAGTCAAACCGAATAACGATCTGTTTGTGGAGTTTGATTACAATGCTGCCGAGCTAAGAACACTACTCTCTCTATCTGGACAAGAGCAGCCGAAAAGAGATATCCACGAGTGGAATATTGAGAATGTCTTCAAAAAGGAAATGACCAGAGCCGAAGCGAAGAAGAAGATCTTCTCTGCGATATATAATCCGAACATTGACCAAGACTATTATAAGGTGGAAAAGGTATTAAAAAAGTATTACAACTCAGGTAAGATCAATACTCCATACGGAAGAGAAATAGAATGTGACGACGGACATGCCCTGAACTATATTTTACAGAGCACTACTAGCGATCTGGTTCTTGATCAAGCTATGAAGATAAACAAGATCCTAGAGGGGAAGAAATCTAAGATAGTATTCTTGATCCACGACAGCTTTGTGGTGGATTTGGCACAGGAAGAGCGAGCCTTGATATACGAGATCAAGGAAATTTTTTCCCGGAACAAAATTGGAGATTTTTTAGTCAATGTTAGTGCCGGCAGAGACTTCGGCAACATGAGGAGGATTGATATATGAAATACGATAAACTCGTTCGAGATAAAGTACCACATCTCTTAATAAAGAAGAAGAAGGTATTCTCATGCCGAGAGGCACTGAAAGAGGAATACTTAGATTATGTTGATGACGCATTGCTTGAGCATGTAAATGGCTATTTGGAGAATCGATCTCTCGGAGCACTGGCAGAAGTCTTGGAAGTGGTGTATGCTCTTTCTCTTGAGCTGGGATACACCATCGACGAGCTTATGGAAGAAAGAATCCAGAAAGAGGCTGACCTTGGGGCATATTACGAGGGAATCATCCTAGAGGAAGTGAAAGAAGATGATTAATGTGATTGGCTTGGGCAAAGTCGGATGTGCTATAGCCGAGAAGTTTAGAAAGCATCCCCAGTATGAAGTATATAAGATAGGAGCAGGGCTTCCCGATAAGGATAATAAGAACTGCTTTTCCATCAAGAAGAGATCGGCACCAGAAGACTACGAGGAAAAGTTTCCAGCGAGGGTTACGAATGCTCTCAAGAAGATTGATGGCGACATTCTCTTTGTGGTTTCAGGCGGCACAGACATTTCCTCAGCATCGCTAAGAATATTGGAGGCAGTAAGTCCGAGAAGGATAGAGGTACTATACATAAAGCCAGACCTTACTGACGATCATTCAAAGAACCTCGACAGAGTGGTATCTAATGTATTCCAGGAATATGCTCGCTCTGGGCTATTCGAGAGACTCTATCTTATTTCAAATTCCGCAATCGAAAAAGTCATTGGGAATATTCCGATTGGCAGATATCAAGACACGATCAATGAATTTGTCTCTTCCACCATTCATATGCTAAATGTCTATAGAAACACCGAAGCAGTAATATCCAGCTACCCAAAGGAGTCTGGTATCTGCCGAATTTGTACTATAGGAATCGGTGAGATGGAAAAAATGGCAGATCAGATGTGCTTTTCTCTTGACAATGTGAACGAAAAGAGCTATTATTTTGCTATAAACAAAAAACAGGTAGATAACGATTCTGATCTCCTCTTTAGGGTAAAGAAGAGAGTAACACAAAAAGACGAGGACATAAAAGTAGGTTTTGGAGTATACTCAACGGAATATGACAAGAACTACATCTATATTGTTTCTCAAACAAAGATAATTCAAGGAGTAAACTATGGTTAAAATTTTTACAGGTTCTTTTAAGAAGAAGAACGACGACATTCGGACTATGACTTTTGTAAAGCTGGAAGATCTCCCCTCCAGCTTTTTAAGTTCCAAGGTTAAGGATGGATCATCTCAGCGAAAAGTACCAGAAGGGCAAGAGCTCGTCTGGGATGTTTCCGAGTCTGCTTTCCGGACATTCAACTGGAACTCAGCACTGGGAGAAGTAGATGTGAAACTACTGGAAGGAAAGGAAAAAGAAAATTTTGAGAAAAAGCACTTGACATAAGCAAAGTGATCTGATATAATAGTGTCTAACAAAAAGTAAAAGGAGTCTTAAATGACGATTGATATGAAAAAAATGAGAGAAAAGTACAGCACCCTCAAAAACCGAGGTCAGGGTGGTGGTAGTCAGTTCTGGAAACCTTCCGAGGGTTCACAGACTGTACGGATTGTTCCGACTGAAGACGGAGATCCTTTCAAGAGCTTTTCTTTCCATTATGGTGTCGGCAAAGAGGGCGGCTTCCTGTGTCCAAAGAATAACTTTGGAGAGGATTGCCCAGTATGTGGTTTTGTTCGTGGTCTTTACCAAGAAGGCGATGAAGAGAGCAAAGCTATGGCACGACAGCTCGGTGTGAAATCTCGATTCTTCTCTCCCGTCCTTGTTCGAGGGGAAGAGGAGCTTGGAGTCCGTCTATGGGGTTTTTCCAAGACGGTATATGAAACTCTCCTGGGTCTTGTGCTGAATCCGGACTACGGGGATATTACGGATATTGAAACTGGTATCGATCTGGATCTACATTACGGTAAGCCACCTGGAGGTCAATTTCCTATGACCAAGGTGACACCAAAGCGACGTTCTAGCCGCCTTTGCAGCGATAAGATTAGCGAAGAGCAGTGTGAAGGTCTTTTGGGTACTGTACCAGATTTTGAATCTCTCTTTGAGAAAAAGACGACTGTCGAAGTCCAAGGATTCTTGGATGTTCATTTGACAGCCGACAATCCAGAGGAGTTTTCCAGTGAAGTGGAAAAATATCCTGGAAAAAGTGTGAACAAGGTTGATAATGCCCTTGACGAATTGATGACTCGTTAAACATCACACACCCACGGGGAGGCACAGGGTTAACGGGTGCCTCTTTTTTTACTTTATTTACGGAGTTGTGCTATGGTGAGAAGTTTGAAACAGAAAAAAGGTTCTTTGAACATCGATGAGCTTAGGAAGAAGATCAATAAAAAGGCTGGCATGAATGTAGCACACGATCTTACGACAGATAATCCAACTGAAGTCAAAGACTGGATTCCCACAGGCTCCACATGGCTAAATAGTGTCATTTGCCGAGGAAAGACTGCTGGCATCCCAGTAGGAAAGATATCAGAGATAGCAGGATTAGAAGCCTCCGGAAAGAGCTATATGGCAGCCCAGACAGCAGCCAATGCCCAGAAAATGGGAATCAATGTGGTATACTTCGACTCGGAATCATCCATCGATCCTACTTTTCTTAGCAAAAGCGGTCTGAATGTCGATGAAGTTCTGTATGTCCAGGCGAGCTCTGTTGAGTTTGTGCTGGAGACGATTGAGGAGCTCTTGAATTCGACGGAAGATAAGATGCTGTTTATTTGGGACAGTCTCGCCTTGACACCAGCGGTAAGTGATGTAGAGGGAACATTTAACCCTAACGAATCGGTAGCTGTCAAGGCTCGTGTATTGGCTAAGGGAATGTCCAAACTAATAGTGTCGCTAGCCAACTCACAGTCTACCCTTTTGGTATTAAATCAGCTCAAGACAAATCTCCAAGTAGCGAACCCGAAGTACGCGACGGATAGTGAAAAATATACCACTCCTGGAGGCAAGTCGATGATGTATGCCTACAGTTTGAGAATTTGGCTGACTGGCAAGCGAGGCAAGAAGAGCATCATCGCTGACGACAAGGGTTTCATTGTCGGCAACGAAGTTAAGGCTCGATTGGAAAAGTCTCGATTTGGAACAGCCGGCAGAATATGTAATTTCAAGATTATGTGGGGCAAAGACATCGGGGTGAGGGATGACGAGAGTTTATTTGAGGCTATACAGTCTTCGGACCAGTTGATGAACTCGGGTCCATGGTGGACTCTCAAATATGGTGATGGATCTGAACAGAAATTCCAAGCCGCCAAATGGGGTGAATTCATGCTGGATTCAAAATTCCGAGATAGAGTTTTACGGCTTGTGGACGAAGAAGTCGTCCTGAAGTTTGATAATAGGGATGTAGATGCCCAACACTTTTACGATGAAACTGAATCAGAGGTATAAGAATGAAAATGTTAAAGCAAGATAAATACTGGGGGAGCACTTGTGATATCCGCCTAGACGACAGCAGCTCGAACGAGAATGAGGTATCTTCCTTAAACAACAGGATCTATTTCTACTCAGAAGTAACTCGACCGGAATGTCTGGCACTAAACAAAAACATCCAGACCCTATCTGATGCTATGTGTACAAATGGTCATAACTACAATATTCCAGTTCCCCCAATCCGGCTACATATCAATTCCTACGGAGGATCTGTCTTCGCTGGACTCTCATCGGTGGATTATATAATGGCTTCCAAGGCACCGATCCACTCGGTAGTAGAGGGATGTGCAGCATCAGCAGCAACACTGATGAGTGTCGTGGCTGAAAAGCGATACATCCATAAGAATTCATTCATGCTCATCCATCAACTATCTTCTGGTATGTGGGGCAAGTTTGAAGAGCTCAAGGACAGTATGGAGAATTGTGAGATTTTGATGCAGACCATCAGGGAGATCTATAACAAGCACACTAACATTCCAAAAAAGAAGCTTGACGAGATTCTCAAGCACGATTTGTGGTTCGATGCTGACACCTGTCTAAAATATGGTTTAGTTGACGAAATTATTTGAGCCGATTCGTAGATGAAAAAAACGAAAATAGAAACTCTCAAAGAGACAGTCAAGATATCTATAGATGCAATAGAAAACCTTCTTGACGAAATATTTCTACTGAGAGAAGAGAATGAAAAGATAAAGAAGAAGCTACAGTCTGTTAGGGCGAAGCTTAAGCGATTGGAATCTGAGAATGGGCGAAAATAAGAAAAGAATAATGATAGTTGACGGTCACAATGCTTTTATTAGGCACTATATTGTGAACCCAACTATCTCCTCCAACGGTCAGCCTATCGGAGGCTTAGTAGGCTTCCTCCAGGGACTACAAAAGTTAGCAAGAACGATAAAGCCAGATCTAATATCTGTTGTATGGGACGGAGAAAACGGCAGCCGCCGACGTCGAAGCATCGTCAAGGGGTACAAGGAAGGCAGGAAGCCAGTCCGGCTCAATCGATTTATAAGAAACCTGCCTGAGAATGAGGAGTCAAAAAATCTCATCTGGCAGCAGGTCAGAGTCCTTGAATATCTAAACGAGACACCTGTGATCCAGTTTATGTTTCCAGAAACAGAGGCAGATGACACCGTAGCATATGTGAGTCAACTCCCTCAGCTTAGTGACTGGCACAAAGTGATAGTATCCAGCGACAAGGATTTCTTCCAGCTATGTGGCGATTCGACAGTCTTATACCGTCCCATACAGGACGAGGTTGTGAACAAGAATTCTATTTTGGAAAAATTCAGCATCCACCCCGATAACTTTGCCCTCGCTAGGGCAATCTCTGGGGATAAATCAGACAACCTTCCTGGTGTGCCGAGAGTTGGAATTCCGACTGTGGCAAAACGACTCCCATTCCTGTCGGAGGACAAGGAATATCTGGTAGCTGATATAGAGAAATATTGTGAAGAGAGAGAGGAAGAAAAGGTTAAGTTTTATAGAGATGTCTTGGAGAATATTGATATCGTAAAAATCAACTACAAGATGATGCAGCTCTATTCACCATCCCTCTCAACTCAGACAACTAGAAAAATAAGGGAAACATTTGACGAGTATGTTCCCCTCTTTAATAAGACGGGAATGGTAAAGCTTCTGTTCGAAGACGGCTGCCCTCAAATCAACCTCGACAATCTCTTTGCCCTATTTCAGAGAACTGTTTATGAACTAAAGAAACAAACCTCTTGACTTTCGAAAGAAAAAAAGGTATACTATATACCTGGGAGAAAAATACATGGAACTAGACAACGATTCGACTTTTGGCTCTTTCGGAAAAGGATTCCAAGAATCCCTAGCAAAGATGATTCTAGATGATTCTCGCTTTTCGACACAGATTGGCGAAGTGCTTAACATAAACTTCTTTGAACTAAAGTATCTTCAAAATTTTGTAGATAAAGTTTATCTGTACAAAGAGAAGTATAAGAAGCACCCATCGAGAGACACATTCGAGAGCATTCTCAAGAGCGAAACTTCCTCTGGGAACGAAGCCGTTAGAAAGCAGGTTCGGGATTTCTATGTCCGAATCGCCAGCGGAAACTTCTCTAATGTTGATGAAGAGTTTGTCCAGGATAAATCCCTTGACTTCTGTCGGAAGCAAAAGCTCCAAGAAGCTATGCTCAAAAGTGTGAAGCTGATGCAAAAGTCTTCCTTCGACGAAGTTAGCAAGATCATCAATGATGCTCTCAAACTAGGTGTCGATAACGATACTGGGTATGACTTCATAAAAGATTTCGAGGCAAGGTACGAACTCAGATCCAGGCATCCAATTGCAACTGGCTGGGGAGAACTAGATAGAATCACTGGCGGAGGCATGGGAAAAGGAGAACTCGGAGTCGTTATAGCTCCTACTGGTGTAGGTAAAAGTATGGTGCTAGCTCACTTGGGTGCCATGGCTTTGAGGAACGGAGTAAATGTTGTTCACTATACACTAGAACTTCAAGACATGACAATCGGGAATAGATATGATAGTTGCCTGACTGGAATCCCCATCAACGAACTTCGCCACAGCAAAGAGGATGTATTCGAGGAGATCAAAGAACTGCCAGGAAAGCTTTTGATCAAAGAATACCCAACGAAGTCGGCTACCACCCAGACTCTCAGGACTCACCTGGAGAAGCTCCGAAACCGAGATTTCAAGCCTGGAATGATTGTTGTTGACTATGGCGACATTTTGAAGCCTATTTCACACTCGAAGGAGAAAAGGGAAGAGCTCGAAACTATTTATGAAGAGTTGAGGGCAATCGCTCATGAATTCGAGTGCCCCGTCTGGACAGCATCTCAAACGAACAGGAGTGGGATAAACGCTGAAGTCATTACAATGGAATCTATTAGTGAAGCATTCTCGAAATGTTTCGTGGCTGATTTTATTTTCTCAGTATCAAGAACTGGTGCTGACAAGATGAACAATACGGGGAGGGTTTATATAGCCAAAAATAGGAATGGTATTGACGGTGTAGTGTTTCCAATTTTTATGGACCCAGGAAATGTCTCGATAAAGGTATTTCCACAAGACGAGCACTCGGCAGAGGTTTTGTCGGGTCCACAGAAGGTATATAAGATGCTCAGGGATGAAACAAGAAAAGAAGATTAGTAAATAAAACAAATAGGAGAGAGAAAATGGAATTAGCAAGTGAGATTTTGAGCAACATTACCGTCCACATGAAATATGCTCGGTACTTAGAGGATAAAAAGAGAAGGGAAACTTGGGATGAGCTAGTCACTAGGAACAAGCAAATGCACCAGAAAAAGTACCCTCACCTCTATGATGATATAGAAGAAGCTTACGAACTAGTTCACGACAAGAAGGTGCTACCTTCTATGAGGTCGCTACAGTTCAGCGGCAAGCCTATTGAGATTTCGCCTAACCGAATCTATAACTGTGCCTATTTGCCGGTAGATGATTGGCGAGCATTTGGGGAGATCTTGTTTCTCCTCCTCGGCGGCACGGGAGTAGGATATAGTGTACAATCCCATCATGTAGAAGATCTCCCAGAGATTAAAAAGCCAAATCCAGGCAAAGTAAAGAGATACCTAGTTAGCGATAGTATTGAGGGCTGGGCTGACTCCGTGAAAGTTCTTATGAAGTCTTACTTTCGAGGAACTGCCACCTTAGATTTCGATTTCAGTGACATTCGCCCCAAAGGCTCCCAACTGATTACTAGTGGTGGCAAGGCTCCCGGACCAGAACCACTCAAAAACTGCCTGAGACACATCAAAAGTATCTTGAATGAAAAGTCTGACGGAGATCAACTTCGACCGATTGAGGTTCACGATATCGTTTGCTATATTGCTGATGCCGTATTGGCAGGCGGTATTCGTCGAGCAGCTTTGATATCCCTGTTCTCTGCAGACGATGACGAGATGATAGCTAGCAAATACGGCAACTGGTATGAGCTCAATCCACAACGAGGGAGAGCAAACAATAGTGCTGTTCTTTTACGACACAAGGTGGACGAAGAGTTCTTTTTCCAGTTGTGGGAGAAGATAAAGTTAAGCAACTCGGGCGAGCCGGGGATATACTTTTCTAACGATAAAGATTATGGCACCAACCCGTGCTGTGAAATTGCACTAAGACCGTTTCAGTTCTGTAACTTGTGTGAGGTTAATGCTTCAACGGTAGAGGGGCAGGAAGACTTGGAAGCTAGGATTCGTGCTGCTACCCTTATCGGCACCCTACAGGCAGGATATACCAACTTTCATTATTTAAGATCTGTATGGCAACGAACCACCGAGAGAGAGGCTCTTTTGGGCATTAGTCTGACCGGTATTGCTTCGAATAAGATACAAGACTTGGATGTAAAGGCAGCGGCAAAAGCGGCACGGCAAAAGAACAAAGAGGTGTCGTCATTGATTGGAATCAAGAGTGCCGCTAGGGTCACCACCATCAAGCCAGCGGGAACAACTTCGCTAGCACTTGGTTGTAGTTCTGGGATCCATGCTTGGCATAGCCAGCATTATATTCGCCGGATAAGAGTAGGAAAAAACGAGCCAATATATGGATATCTATTAAAGAACCATCCAGAGCTTGTTGAGGATGAGTATTTTCGACCTCACGACACAGCCATTATCTCAGTCCCACAGAAAGCACCAGAAGGAGCAACCTTGAGGGATGAGAGTGCCCTCGACCTCCTCCAAAGGATCAAGTGGTTTTCCAAAAATTGGATAAAGCCGGGACATTCTAAAGGACAAAACACCCACAATATCTCTGCTACAATATCGATCAAAGATAACGAATGGGAAACCGTCGGTCGCTGGATGTGGGACAACCGAGGATGCTACAACGGGATTTCTTGCTTGCCGTATGATGGAGGCTCTTATGTTCAAGAGCCGTTCGAGGAATGTTCGGAGGAAACCTACGAGGAGATGATGAAGCATCTTAAGGATGTTGATCTCACTCAGATCAGTGAAGCGGAAGACAATACTGATCTCAAAGGTGAGCTAGCATGTGCCGGCGGAAGCTGTGAGATAAAATAAAGCTTGACACGGCAAAAAGAATATGCTATACTTAGACAATAAACAAAAAGGAGACTGTATGTCTAATGGTAATTTGAAGGTAGTTGATGGTGGAAATGACGTGGAGAAGGAGAACAGAATTGTTGATTACATTAAATCACTTTCTGCCTTGGAAACCGAAATGGAACCATACAAAGAACAGAAGCGAGATCTAAAACAAAACTATGTGGAGAACGGTTGGCTCTCCAAAGAAGAGATCTCTGCCGCTGTTAAGGCTTATCGGCTGATGAAGTCAGAAGTCGATCTTGAGCAAATGAGAGATTTCTTTGAGCTCTATTCTAAGACGAAGGTGTGCTGATGAAATATTCCCCCTTCAATAGGCACTTGATGCTAGAGGAGTGTGAAGCTAATGAGGAGGCTCCTATTTCAAAGGTACTGGTACCGGACGACTATAAAGCTGTTAAAGATTTTGGCACTTATAGGGTTGTGGGCAAGTCTATGGACTGCTCTCCAGTATTCGCCGTTAATTCTAGAGTTATTGTAGAAGAGTCTATGGTAAGATCAGTAAGTTTAGGCGACAAAAAGATATTCATAATCCCAGAGAACTTTGTTGTTCTTTATGAAAATGAATGAAGAATAAAATATACCAATATGATAGAATAATAATTGGGGGATCCTTGGCATCGTTGTTATGTGGGTATTGTTATAATATTCCCGTAATCTATACGATGCCGAGGATACCTTTATTTTTTGAGACTGATGAGCGACTAGGCAGCAAGAGTCAGCTATGGAGAGAGTTGTCCGCAACCATGTCTCTGTCTGGCTTGCTCCCGATGGGAAACAAGACTCAAAGCATCCGAATTGAGGACGGCACCCTCAAAGCCTTTACAGAAGATCCGGTATACGGTCATTTCGCCTTTGATGATATCATTGTCTTTGACGACACCGAGATTCATGGCTGGGATGAGAAGATCGAAAAAGAAAAGAAGCTTATGGTGCTTGATTGGATGAACGATAGGGGGAGCTCTCCTCACGACATAGACTTCCTCGAAACTCCAGATGACTTTGTGAGAGATGTTCACTTTTATTTGTCTGATAGGATTTTCGGAAACCCCCAAAAGAAGAAAGACATTCTTTCTATCTCGTGGCTAACAGAGCAGCAGATCAGGAGTGTGGAATACACCGACACTTATGCCAGGTTCAAGGTATTGGAAATGATGACGGATGCTGGAATCAAAGGAAGAAAGAACGGCATAGATAAGAAGACTGGCAGAGAAAAGAACCTCTCTATAAAGCTAGAGACAGCCAGCAGAGATGTCCTTCCTGTATTTAGAGAGCCATTCTCCGAGGAGGAGCTTCTGAGGCTATACGAGAAAGAGCCCTCCCAGAACAAATATATCAGGACACTAAGAAAGTATCTGAATGGATGAGATCAAGCCAATTGGCGACACGACATACTTTACCTTAGCGGGGATCATTCCCGTCGCTGGGGAGAAGCTGGATTTTGGCTTTCCGTGGCACGACTCCTTGATGCCCATTGGAAAGGATTATCTTGCTGTAGAGCGAAGTGTCTATGAGTGTGCCATGGCTGGCTGTGAGAGTATCTGGATAGTGTGCCATCGAGAGATGCAGCCCCTGATAAGGCACCGGATAGGAGATTGGATTGTTGATCCGGTTTGGACAGCAGCAAACAGAAGGAAGTTTTCATTCTTTGGCGGAGGCAAGCAGCACGAAAAGACGATACCCATCTTCTATGTCCCCATCCACCCAAAGGACAGAGACAAGCGAGACTGCTTGGCTTGGAGCGTCATCTACGGTTCGATGAGAGCATTCTCCGTATCTAAGATCATAAGTAAGTGGACTGTCCCAGACAAATACTATGTTTCTTTTCCGTATGGAGTTCACAGTGTCCGAAGCCTTAGAAAACATAGGAAGGCTATATCCGACCAGAAGAAGAAGTTTTACATCTCTCACAACGGCAAGACGGTCAAGGATGGAGAGTATCTGTCTTTCACATTTGATGTGGAGGACTGGAAGAATTTCCGGAGGATAATAAGAAGTGAAGGCACTGGTATCTATGAGCCAGGCTCTTATTTTGATGATGAAGAGAAGACTCTCAAGGGAGACAAGCTTCCGCCAGAGGAACGATACAGTGCCCGCCACTTCCCGTTAGAGAAAGTATTTGGGCAGCTAGACACGACAGGTCACACCATTATGGAAACAGACAGGTATTTCAACATCGGGAGTTGGGAGAACTATTGTACATATATGGCTGACGAATATTCGAAATATGTAATAAAACCAAAAATGATACTTAAGTATCACGAACACAATCCTTTCGGCGAGGATACAAAAGAAGAAGTTTAGGACTACTTATTAGGACTAAGGGAGAGAAAATGAAAAAGATTATCAATGAATGGCGACAATACTTGAACGAGTCATCTCTGTCTCGTGTATACCAGCATATTGGAGAGCATGACACGGCTATACTCACGGGCTTCCGTGGAGATCCATCTGACACCTCCAGGTGTGTAGAAGACTCAGCAGAGTATGAGGAAGAGGTAGAGGAAGTGAAGAAGGGTAAGGCGAAAAGCGCGAACATGCTTCGGAACCGAGATGTGAAGGCTTCCTTATTGGCTAGCGGCTACGGAGTTACCAAAGTGGATGGCTCTTACATCGAAGACTTTGATACACCCTCGGCAATGGAAGTGTCGGAAGATAGCTTTTTCGTAGTCAACCTCAAAGATGATCCTTCTTTCGCTTCCAGAGTTGAGGAGATTGGTAAGAAGTTCTGCCAAGACTCCGTGTTAGTAATACCAAAAGGCGGCAAGGGAGCATACTTGCTTGGCACTAACAACAGCGAATTCCCTGGGCTCGGACAACAAATATCCGTAGGGGATATAAAAATGGGCAAAGAGTCGGAATTTATGACCCGAGTCGGCAAACGTCCATTTACTTTCGCTGAAGGGCTGGAGACATATAATGATCTCTCCAAGAACGAGAGAATGGCTGTAAAGAACATCGCCAAGAAAATTCTCTCGTAAAATCAACAACTTACAAATACTCAACAAATCTCTTGACAAGAGATCTGTGATATGATATACTCCTATAACTAACCCATTCCCAGGAGCTTTTTGATATGGAAAGAAAAGAATCAACGATTCCGTTCGTAGGATTACATGCCCACAGTGTCGCCAGTGTGTTTGACGGTCTTGGATACCCACAAGAACACATGGACTTTGCTTATGAGAACGGTATGGATGCCCTGGCTCTAACTGATCACGGCAACATGAACGGGCTGGCATATCAAGTGCTTCATGCTAAAAAGATGAAAGAACAAGGTAAAGACTTTAAGCCAATTTTTGGTGTTGAGGCATACTTTATTCCGTCCGTATCGGAATGGCGAGATGACTATGATCGAATCAAGAAAGAGCGAGCCGAGAGCAAAAAGCGGCAATCCAAGTTGGACGATGATGTATCCGGTGCGACTGTCGAAGATGAGGAAGAGACAAAGAAGGCTATCAAGAGCATCCTGAATAGGCGACGCCACTTGATTCTATTAGCCCAGAACCAAAAAGGGCTAAATAACATTTTTCAACTAATCAGTAAGAGCTATAAGGAAGAGAACTATTATCGCTTTCCTCGCCTAGATTTTGATATGCTACAGGAACACAATGAGGGGGTCATTGCTGCCTCCGCTTGCCTAGGTGGTGTATATGCCGGAGACTTCTGGGAGAACCGAGAGGAAGGCTCTGAGGCAGTCAGAGAGGCAATGAGAAAGACAACATCGAGGATGGTGGACATCTTCGGCGACAGATGGTATGCCGAGCTCCAATGGAACAGAATCGATGAACAGCATCAACTAAACAAGCATATTATCGAGGTAGCAAAAGAGTTTGATGTGAGTCTAATTAGTACCGCTGATAGTCACTATCCAAGACCCGATGTGTGGAAGCAGCGAGAGGTATACAAAAAGATCGGATGGCTCAAAAAGGGCGATGATGGCTCGGGAATCCCCGAGACAATCGACGAAATGGATTACCAGCTTTATCCCAAGAATGGTGATGAAATGTGGGCATCTTACAAAGGGTACTCAAAGGATTGTGGATATGAATACGATGATAATCTGGTACGCGACTCTATTGCCGAGACGCATAACATTGCCCATGAGAGAATATCCAGGTTTTTACCAGATAACCAGGTACGGCTTCCAAGTTTTGTGGTCCCCGAAGGTAAAACGCCAGCAGATACTCTCATTGAGTGTTCCACTGAGGGGCTCCGAGAAGCCGGTCTTGATAAGAAAGATGTTTATGTAAATCGCCTAAACGAAGAGCTTGAGGTAATCAACACTAACGAGTTCTCTCAATACTTTCTTACGATGAAAGCAATTGCAGACATCGCCTCATCCAAGCAGCTCGTAGGTCCAGCCCGTGGTAGTGCGGCAGGCTCTCTTGTTGCTTATGTTCTGGGTATAACCCAAGTGGATCCGATAAAGTATGATCTTCTGTTTGAGCGGTTCATGACGAGGAACCAGAAGGATGTAGGCTTTCCCGACATCGACTATGATGTTTCAGATCCTTTTGAACTGAAAGAGGCTCTGATAGAAGAGTGGGGCGACGATAAAGTTGTGCCCATCTCAAACTGGAACACCCTTCAACTAAAATCTCTGATAAAAGACATCAGCAAGATGCAGGGCATTCCCTTCAAGGAAGTGAACTTAGTTACCAGTGTGATGATGAGAGAGGCAACCCCTTTGGCTAAAAAGGCGAAGGGCATGACGGCAGGCATGTATATTCCAGGCTTCGAGGAAGTGAAAGAATACAGCCCTACATTACAGGAGTTCTTTCGAAAGTATCCCGATGTAGAGACTAATGTTGATGTACTGTACGGTCAAGTGAGAAGCTGCTCTCGTCATGCTGGCGGAGTAGTTGTTGGAGACAATCTAGACCAGCATATGCCGATCATCAATAGTGGTGGTGTGAAACAGACTCCATGGAGCGAAGGGCAGAATGTCCGGCATCTAGAGCCCATGGGCTTCATTAAGTTTGATATCCTGGGACTAGCATCGCTTCGAATGATGGAGTCAGCAATCGTCCATGTTCTCAAGCGACACAAGGGTAATCCTGAGCCCACTTTTGATGATGTGAAAGAATTCTACGACAAGAATCTTCACCCAACAGCTATCAACTTGGATGACCAGAATGTATACAAGAATATCTTCGGGAGAGGAAAATGGGCAGGCATCTTCCAGTTTACTGAAGACGGAGCCCAAAGGTTTTGTAAGCATGTCAAGCCAAACAACATCGTTGATCTCTCTGCTATTACGAGTATCTATCGACCTGGACCTCTCTCCGCTAAAGTGGACAAGCATTACATCCAAGCAAAGAACAATCCTGATGAGATTGAATATGCTCACGAGATTGTCGAGGAAGTAACCAAGGAGACTTACGGGTTTCTTATCTTCCAGGAGCAAATAGCATTGCTAGCCCATCGCCTTGGTCACGACATCAGTCTAGACGAAGGGAATATGCTTCGTAAGATTTTGACCAAGCGAGGCTCTGGGAAAGACAAGCTCAAAGAGGATATCCACAATCGGTTCATCACGGGATGTTTAGAGAAAGACATGAGAGCAGACGATGCTCAAAGACTATGGGATACATTTGAGTTCTTCTCAGGGTATGGATTCAACAAGTCTCATGCCTTGAGCTACAGCATCCTATCGTTTCAGTGTGCTTGGTTGCTGAACTACTATCCTTCCGAGTGGATGGCAGCATTCCTAGACAAGGAGCCAGAAGCACGAAAAGAGAAGGCTATCAACATAGCACGAAGTATGGGATTCGAAATTGAGAAGCTCAATGTAAATACTAGCGGCTTCACTTGGGAAATCAACGAAGATGGCAACACACTAATCCAGCCGCTTTCGAGCATCAAGGGCTTGGGGAGTACAGCCATCAAAGAGATAATGACCCACCGACCATTCAATACGGTGGAGGATTTCCTCTTCAACGATAGGATGCTCTACTCGAAGGTAAACAAGAAGAGCATCGATGCACTTGCTCGCTCTCAGGCGATGAACGAACTTATTGACGATAGGTTTAGTGGGATGAGGCACTTCTGGATGGCGATAGCCAATGATCGTCCGAGAAAAGAGAAGAATCTTGTAGAGAACATAGAGAAGTATGTTAGCGAAGGAGACTTCACCCCAGAGGAGAAGCTTGATTACCTCATTGACTTGACTGGGCTATTCCCATTCGAGCTTGTTATGACAAAGGAAGTGTCTCGACGCCTGGAAGAGGTTGCTGTCCCTCCCATCAGCGAGTATGATCCAGAGCTAGGAATTGTGTGGTTCATTCCCAGGAAAGTAGTGGAGAAAAAGACGAAGCACGGCAAGGATTGGTGGCTCATAGAAGCCATAGACAAGAACAGCACTGTGACAGCAATAAAGTGCTGGGGAGTCAAGAAGGGCTCTGACAGTGTACAGCTAAACCGCCCCTACATGGCACGACTAGATCACGATCCGGTATGGGGATTTAGCACAAGAAGCATCAGGCATTCTTTTAGGATGCTAGGGTAAAAAAACATTAATATTGTTTCTCTCCCGTATTTTATACTTGAGAGACAAAAGGAGTAAATATGAAAAAAATTATAGTAGCAGGCATTTTGTCCTTGACAGGATGTATCGAAGATGATAGAGTAAGATGTACCGACTTGGACGGTGGATTGTCCGATGCTGGAGCCGCCAGCGATGCTGGATGTGTGGATGAAGAAATCATTGCATTTCCAGATATGGTAGTCCACATAGAACGATAGGAGAAAGAAAATGATTAGAATGGAACTAGTAAGCGACCCGAACAATTATGAGGATAAGTTTGTCCGGGTAGAAGTTGACAAAGAAGTATCTGTGTATCGACAAACAGAGTTTGAGCTTGATGTAGAAGGAAACAAGAAGATCGTCCTTCCTCGTCAAATGCCCTTCTACCAGGTAAAGGATTAGGGAATAATGGTTCGTGCCTTCTTCATTTCTCTTTTCAAGAAGCTGAAGCGGTCTTCTGAGCTTGAAGACTCTGGCTGTGGCGTTTTTTCGATTACAAACTTAAAAACAGGCAAGAAATTCATAGGTCACTCCTCCGATCTAAGCAAGGAAGAGGAGATTCAGAGATTTATCTTGGGAAAGGGGCTCCACCGGAATGCCCGTCTCCAGGGAGATTATGATTCTCTGGGAGAAGACTCGTTCTCGTATGAGATAGAGCGAGCCGTTCTCGCTGAGAAGGGGCAGCATGTTACTTTGTGGAACCTCTTGGAGATTTCATCAACAGTAAAGGCTGAATATGTAGAAGAGGGCACGAAAGTGTATAACCAAACAAAGACAGTAAAAATAACGACAGAAACTTATTTGGATATGAACAAAGGAAGAAAAAAATGATACTAGAATATGTAAGAGTAAGAGAAGATGCTTTGCCTCCCGAACGGGCAAACCCGAGCGATGCAGGATTGGATTTGTTTTTCAATCCAGAAAACAAAGAGTCGATTTCAATCGAGCCCGGTCAAAGCAAGCTGTTTCAGACAGGCTACAAGTTTGGTATTCCTCACGGATACTGCTTGGAGGTGAAGAACCGCTCTGGTAATGCTTCCAAGAAGAATCTGCTGGTCGGAGCCTGTGTTATCGACCCAGGCTACGATGGCGAAGTCTTTGTCAACCTACACAATGTTGGCACAGAGCAGCGACAAATCAGTCCAGGTGATAAAATTGCCCAGGTGGTGATGTATCCGATTGTCCACTTCAAGGCATTCGAGAAGCATGACCAAGATTTGTATAACTACTATCCAATAGCGATGAGTGATCGTAAGGATGGCGCACTTGGGAGCACCGACAACAAGAAGCAGGATCTGCTTTCGAAGCTTCCTGTGTATGCTGATATGTGCTTCGACTTCGAAGGGGAGCGGTCTTGAGCGGCAAAAAACATTATGATGGTATCTTTTTGATAATAATAGCATCATTAGCAGGCTTCATTATCACAGCCCTCCTTCTTTCAGCTTTCACGGCTCCAATGGGGCTTGAGCGAATGTGTGAGGAGTTCAATGATGCCGGAGAATGATTGGCTAGGAGTAGACTTTTTACTCCTAGCCACGGAGACACTGATGCCCTGGGCATTTGTTGGAATCTTCATATGGACTATAACCAAATATTACAGGAAACAATAGTCACAAGAAAAGGAATGGAAAATGGATAAGAATACAAAAAAGGTTATGTTTAGCAGTAAAGATATGAGTTGGGAAACTCCTCAAAAGCTGTTCGACAAACTAAACGAGGAGTTCAGCTTTGATTTGGATCCTTGTGCCTCCACCGATAATGCTAAATGTAAGAACTTCTTTACGGAGGACGACGACGGACTAGCACAGGAATGGGGACCGAACAAATCAATATTCGTCAACCCACCATATGGCAAGGCGATAAAGAGCTGGGTAAAAAAGGCTTACGACGAGAGTCGAAAAGAAAAGACCACTGTTGTAATGCTGATACCTTCTCGGACTGATACATCGTATTGGCACGAATATTGTATGAAAGCCGCCGAGATCTACTTCATAAAAGGGCGAATCAAATTTAGCGATAGCAGTATGTCAGCTCCATTTCCGTCTGCAGTTGTTGTTTTTCGGGACCACTGGAAGCAACAAAACCCGCTGATGGGAGCGATCACTAGGTAAAAATACTACTTACTTATGGTGTCTAGAGTTTTTACCCTCCCCGTCGTATTATTAGCAGCCATATTTTTCCTGGGTGCTGGGTGTGTATCTCTCGGCGAAGATGTTAGGCTCCGACCACCTTCTTGTGAGGAAAAGAGCGAGATAACGAGGATACCAGGATGGGATATGTCCTATCAGATAGAACCATCTTGTAGCCTCCCCGATCCAGCCGACACATCGCTAGCATTACACATTTTCTACATGGAGTGGTATAAAAGATTCGGAGATAAGTCGAACATCGTGCTCAAGAACTTGAACAGGATGACTATTGAGTGGCGACTAGAAAAGATGGTATTCAACAATGGCTACCGGATGGACGGCACTTTCATAGAGCAAGGGACAGCAATTGGACTTACATTAGATAAAGATTATGTCGTTGTTTATTTAGGTCCAGGAGAAAAAGTACCAGACACATCTCTGATTCACGAACTTGTCCATGCCTCGATAAGGGTTCTCTCTCCAGATAATCGAGGAGACCCAGACCACGAAGGTGGCATATACCCTGGATGGACAGAGAACCATACACGACTCATAAAAGAAGCAAACGAAATTTTAAAATTGATGGATTTAAGAAATGCCGAAAAAGATAAAAAAGACTACGAAGTCTTCCAAACGAGCGAAAAAAGACCTACAACAAAAAATGAACATGTTCGATAGATTACCAGACGAGTGTAGTGCTTGCTTGAAATCGTTCGACAAAAAAGACAAGGAGATGGTGAAGTCCTGGCATGTAGTGGTAAAGAATGACGAGAATGTGGTCAGGCTTTATTGTACAAGTTGCTGGAAGGCAGCCACCTCGGTTGTTGAAGATTTCGAATCGAGCATAAAGTGATCATCGGGTTCGAGGACGAAGACACCACTTATGCTAAGCTACTTACCAAGCTTAAGCATGAGGGCATCACAAAGAGACAGTTTTTCAGAGGGGTTGTGTCTTCTTTCCTGGAAGATGACCCGAAGTTTGCCGACTACATAATAGAGTTCAAAAAAAAGAAGCATCTTTTTGTAAAAAGTAAGCAGAAAATACTTGACAAAGAGAAGCAAATATCCGATAATACAAAGAGAAAGTTTAGACTATCAGAAGATGAGATAGAAGGCTTATTCGACATGTTTGAAGAGGAAATGGACATATGAAGGACTGCGCTAAGAAATGCTACACATCGGGCGATATGTGCCTGAAAGAGGATTGTAGGCTGTGGATAGAGCACAAAGAGGATAACAACTGTGTAGCGATATCCATAGAGAAGAACGGAGAAATGACTCTCCACCAGATTTCTGAAAGGCTGGGAGTTAGTTATGTGAGAGTGAAGCAGATACAAGATAAGGCACTAAACAAGCTTAATAAAAGATTGCTTGTTATAGAGTGATAAAAAGGGATTTTTGCCTTTCTGAACACTATTTATAGATGATTTAAAGTTTCTTTATCGCCACAAAGGCGAATTAATATTCATAGGGAGAGAGAGTTATGTCTAAGAAAACGTTGCTAGAAGAAGGTTCAGTCCGTCATTTTATGAAATTGGCTAGCCTACAACCACTAGCTGAAGAGTTCGTATCGGATTTGTACAAGGAAGAAGTAGCCGAAGAGGAAGTCGCCGAAGCAGTTAAAGCTGATACGGCAGAAGAGATCAAGGAAGAAGTTGTTGACGAAGACGTGACCGAAGAAGTCGTTAGCGAAGAAGAGATGGCGATGGACTTCGAAGAAGAGCCAGCCGTAGAAGAGCCAGCCCCTGAGATGGACATGGAAGCAGAAGAGCTCTCCATCACTCCAGAAGAGGCTGGAATTCTCGTGAAGCTGGGGCAGAAGATTGCTGCCGCTGGTGCCGAAGAGGCTCCTGCCGAAGACGAGATGGAAATGGATTCCGAGCTAGAGGCACCCGCTGACGACATGGGCGGAGAAGAGATGGAAATGGCTTCCGAGGAAGAGGAAGAAGCTCCTGCCATGAGAGATATGTACGAGAACCTAGATGACTTGGTAGCCGAGGTTAGCAAGCGAGTAAAAGAACGACTAGCTGCTAAGCAATAAGCTATACATCTAGAAGAAGATGGAAAAAACCACCTGCATCCCTTTGAGCAGGTGGTTTTTTTGCTTGACAAGCTTGAAAAGAAGTTTTATAATCTTTCTGAACTATTTATTTTGAATATGGGAAGTTATTTATCATGGTCGAGTTTTCTAGAAAGTTATGGTACAAGACAGTGCTACACACCCTACAGAAGAAATATGATCGGCAGTGGAGCAGATGTCTTAAACTGAGATGCTCCGGTCAGATCGGCAAGATGGCAACTGAATTTTTGAAAAGCGAAGAAATACGGACCAGAATTGAGTCCGAAAGGAAGAAGATGAGATGAAGAAAGAATCTAAGCTATTGCTGGAATTTATCGACGAAGAGATGGAGGCAATCGCCCCTTCAAAGGCTCGCCTTTTGAGAGAGGCTACTGAGGGCATGGGACTACACGATCTAGCGAGCTCGGGGCAGACCAAAGCATCGGCAGATGGATATGATTGTAGGCAGGATAAAGTAAACAGAGGAGACATCGTTGAGGGCATTGTGGCTGCAGCCATCGCTGCTTCTTTTTATAACAAAGGCGCGCCAGTTAAGGCAGGGCAGATCTTCTGGTGGCTCAAAGAAGGGGCAGGAGTTTTCGAGCTTCCAGGGCACCCCCACATCTCGATTGATTTCACTTCCAAGGTGGCTGGTGGTGGAGACTCTCACCTAGAAGATGTTAGATTTGTCCCGTGCCTAATCGGAGAATACGAGGGGGCACTAAGTTATGTGAACGATTATGCTGCTGGCATAGTTAAAGAGACAATAGAAGGGATTAATCGAGCTAAGAGTAAGTCGCCCCATACGATTTATATCGGAGCGGACGGAACTTCTGACCAAAAAGGGTCAAAGGCTGATGTAAAAGTGCTTCTGGATGATGAGCCTATAGCTGGCTTGAAGCCTCTGAGCCTGAAAGTAAAGGGTGGCGAGCAATTTTTTCAAGTGGCAGTCACCAATCCTGTTGCCGGCATTGACAAAATGTTTAACGATACCCTAAAGCTAGGTATTAGTGTTCCAGGCTTCAAAAAATACTATGACAATGAGCCAGGCTGGAAAACTCAATATTCTGCTAGAATTTCCCAGGAAAATGCTGAGAAAGATCCTAGGATGAAACGTTTTCTAGAGAAAGCAATCTTCGAGTATAAAAATGTTTATAAAAAAGCAGAAGAAAAGCTCAGCCAGCTTCTGAAGGATCCAGAGTACATAAAAACGACATTAGCTAGTGCGATTGTAGAGGGAATGGTTGGAAAAGAGGACATAGTTATGCTAAAGATTGATAACCGAGCGGGACGATACTTTGTGAGGAATAGGGAGGCGATATCTAAGCTGGCTGAAAAAGATGTTTTCGACTTTAAAACTGAGCTTGTCGGTGAAAAAGGCTGGCCAGAGATAAAGGTTAGTGTCGTCAACAAAACGACAGGCAAAGAGTATGAACTTCTCAAGATCAGACCCAGAGCAGACAGTGCTAAGAGCAGTTCAGGCAAATATTCTCCTTGGTTCCGACATCTAATGTCAACGGGATCTGGATTTTTCGATTTCGACGAAGATGTTGAAAGGCAAATTTCCGCTTCCTGACGAAAAATAATCCTTGACTTTCTAAATAATACGGTTATAATACTAAGAGAGATTTTTCTTTTCTCGGAGGATACATGAAAAATTATGATGACGGCAGTTCTTTATCACAAAAAATTCTAGACGGAGTTAACAAGTTGGCGGACAATGTTGCCGCCACAATGGGACCAAGGGGCAGGAATGTTGTTATCCAGCCTAAGAATGGAAATCCGATCATAACCAAAGACGGGGTAACAGTAGCACGGTTCATAGACTTTACTGACCCATTCGAAAATGTCGGTGCCCAAGTAATCAAACAGGCAAGCGAAGAGACGAACACCAGTGCTGGTGACGGCACCACCACAGCCATCGTCCTCTCTCGGGCAATCTTCATTGAGGCACAGAAATACATCGCTGCTGGAGCATCTCCAGTTGAGCTCAAGCGAGGCATCGACAAGGCAACAGCCGTTATCGTAAATAATCTCCGAGCCAGTGCTAAGAGGGTGACGAAGCTTGACGACATCGAAGACATCGCCACCATCTCGGCTAACGGTGATCGGACAATAGGAAAGCTCATCTCCACAGCCATCGACATGATCGGCAAAGACGGCTCAATAACCATCGAGGACGGCAAGTCGCTAGAGACCAGCCTAGATGTAGTTGAGGGCTTTCGCTTCGACAGCGGCTATGCCGCCAGTGCCTTTATCACTGATGAGCGGAGAGGAGTTCTAAAGTATAACGATCCTCTCTTCCTAATCACAGACGAAAAGATTGAGTTCGTGGAAGACATCCTCCCAGCACTAGAACTGGCGGCACGAGATGGTCGCCCCATCGTCGTCGTAGCAGAAGAGATTGAGGGTCAGGCTTTAGCGGCAATGATTATGAATACGGTGAGGGGAACAATGAAGGTTGCCGCCATCAAGGCACCTCGCTACGGAGACGAGCGAAGGAACATCCTCCAAGACTTGGCTACCAGTGTCGGTGCCACTTTTGTAACCAGGGAGTCAGGGCTCAGTCTTCGTGATATCAAATTGACTCACCTCGGAAATGCTAAAACGATTGAGGCATCAAAGATAGCCACAACCATCGTTGGCGGCAACGGGGATACTGCCCAGGTAGAACAAAGGATCGAATCTCTCAAGTCACTCTTCGAGCAGACAGACAACATGCAGGCTTGTGAGAGAATTCAAGAGAGGATTACCAGATTGGCTAGCGGCATTGCTATCATTAGTGTGGGGGGCAACACTGAAATAGAGATGACAGAAAAGAAGCATCGCATCGAAGATGCTCTTGAGGCAGTGAAGTCAGCTCAGCAAGAGGGGATGGTATGTGGCGGAGGCATGGCACTCCTGTCGGCAGCCCGAGGTGTGGAGATACAGGCAGATAACTCTGACCAGGAATATGGTGCTCAGATTGTGCTCAAGGCGATTCAGGAGCCCTTACGGCAAATGGCGGCTAATGCCGGCAAGAAGCCAGATGTCTTGCTAGACGGAGCTCTAGGGCTTGACGAGGGCTATGGCTTCGATATGTCAACAGGCAATACGGTGGATCTGCTGGGCAGCGGGATCATAGATCCGGCAAAAGTAACCAGGTGTGCTCTTCAGAATGCTGTATCGGCAATAGGGACACTTATTACTACGAGTCACGCCATTATCGAGGACTAGCATACTATTTATGGTATCTAGCCAAGAGGATTTTTTATGTCGCCCATGGACTCTGACGAGACAGTAAAACAACTAGTTGAGCTTAATTCTAAGCTGGATATGCTAGAGATGAAAATTGACGAAGTAAAAGAAAGGCAAGAAGACATGGCTGAAGACATGGCGAAAATCCGAGAATCGGTATACCACCCCGATCAAGGATTGTATGCTCGACTTAGAGAGCTGGAGGCTTGGCAGAAGACATCCTCGAAGATCATCTGGATGGTTGTCTCGACGATGATAGGCATTGTTGCATACACCATCACAAAAACCATAGGCTAAACAAAAAAACACTTGACTTATTTACACTAAGGTGCTATGATTATGACTAGCACTGGACAAGTATGGAGGTATTTGTGAGCGACGTAAAGATTTCTTTCCGAACATCCCTTAAGGATTTGCCGGGAGATATAAAATTATTGATTTCCGACATAGCTAATAACTTACAGTTGGAAGCCAACAACAGTAGAGCGGCTTCTGACTCTCTATCCCAAGGCAGATGTAGTCGAGCCATCTCATCTCTAGAAGATATGAAGAAAGACATGAAAAAGATCGAATCCAGAATAGAGGACTGTATTTCTATTTTACGACAGTACGAGGAACACATGACACTTAGCACCTCAGAGGCAGAGCCCGATGAAGAGCGGTGATCTAGTTCATGTACCGTCAAATGTCCTTCTTCTTTCTGATACTGAAGGTTCGTTTAAGTTTACCACCGAGCCCACATTGGGCATCGTGACTCGGGAAAGCCTTAATGATGGAAAGTATTACAAGATTTATTGCCTAGGAAGGGAGTGGACGATTCGCCAAGAGTGTGCCTACCCTTTTGGCAAGAAGGAGGCGAGATGTTAATTGAGCTTGTAGAAGTAGTGGACAGAGGAAAGGGAGACTACGAAATAAAAGAGGTCTTCGTAAATCCAGATAGTATAGTGAGTGTCAAGAGGGACGACAATACCAAGAGGCTCCTAGATGAAGGTAAGCTTCCGTGGGATCTCCACAAGCAGCAATCATTTTCTAGGATCGTGCTTGGAGCTACGACAGAAGAGACTCTGGTAGTAATAGGAACCCCAGCACAGGTTATGGAAAAGTGCCATGTTGCAACCTCTCGCCTTTTGAAAGGGTAGAAAATGTTTTCATTTTATCATCTGTTTATAAAAGTGGATTGCCCATACTGCCGAGAAGCGATAGAGCTACTGGAAGAACATCGAGAAAGCTATGTGGTATCTGTTGTCGATAAGTGCCAGGGATATCTCAACATGGTGAAAAAGCAATTCGGACACGAGACAGTTCCCGTCATCTTACACTGTAAGAGCGACGGAGCAATGGACTTAGTTGGCGGCGCCCGAGAACTCATTGAGTTTCTTGAGGCACAGAAAAAATAGGAGCAGCTATGGAAATCCCCTGTAAATGGAAACCAATCGAGGAGTTCTCATTTAGGAACGAAGAGAAGAAATACGGCAGGTATCACGGCTCTATGTTTTGGAATGTCAAAGGATTCGGCTTAAAGCGCTGGGTTGTCGGAGGATACCTAGAAGTTGATTATGAGGAGCTAAAGTCAGATGGGCTTACGGAGAAGGAAATAGTCGAGGGATGCTTGGCATACCTGAACAGACCTCCTCCGAGACAAAAGTTCCAGAGGAAAGAAGGCAAGCCACTTTATGGGTGCCTAGAATACTACAAGCATAAGATCACACCAGCCGGCATTGAAGTTCTGGTGATCACAAACGAAAGAAAGAATAAGCGTTTTTGGTCAGAAGGTGCCGTAGTTTCATAGAGAACAGAAACATTGAGAAATAGCTTGACAGATTAGATGCGACCTGTTATGATCTAATCTGCCTGGACTTGTAGCTCAGCGGTAGAGCGACCCGCTCATAACGGGTTGGTCGTAGGTTCAAATCCTACCGGGTCCACCACTATAGAAAAACACACTTCGGTGTGTTTTTTCTTTTTTAGCTTTTTAGGAACTAGTTATTTTAGGGAGAGTAAGCGGAAACAGTGCCTGAAACGAACAAAAATGCCTGAAAATGAACATAACAAGCTCTACGTGAAGACGGGATGCCTAGTGTGCTTAAATAAATCGTATGCGTGTTCGTACTGTGACGGTGTTGGTAGTGTTTTTGTTGAAGCATCAGATAAAACTGTCTCAAAATGGCTCAGTCAGTTGACAGATGACAGAAGGCAAGATATAATAAATATGGCAGCAATAAAGGAAGGCGATTAGCAAAAAAAGGTGAATCTATGATAATCAGAAAGATATGGATGTTTCTTATAACGATGATGGCACTTACGAGTGCATGTAATTGTGACGATGACCTTCTCTCTTTTTCATGCCCAGAGCCTAGCCCGTGCCTAAATCTTTCTGACGGTGGTATATATGTTTTTGATGACGACATCATCTCCCGAGCAAAGGGCGAGTGTGAACTCGGCAATACCACCTGTGATGCTCTAAACCGACAAATCTGTGTCAACGAGATAAAGCCCGTTGATGAAGTGTGTGATGGTCTAGACAACGACTGTGACGGCACCATAGACAATGGACTATCCACTGATGCCGACGGTGATTTGTTCAATGACTATTGGTCATGCCTAAATCCTGCTGATTGTGACGACAGCGACCCATACATTCACCCAAGTGCCTCCGAGACTTGTGATGGCATCGACAATGATTGTAACGGCGAGATAGACGAGGTTGGTCCTTATGAGTGCTGGACCGGCGAATCTGACTCTGTTTTCGAAGGAACTCCATGCCAGACTGGGGTAGTCTCATGTATCGCTGGAGCTTGGACCGGATGTGAAGAACAGATATTACCAGCACACGAATTGTGTGATCTTGTTGATAATGATTGTGACGGGGAAGTAGACGAAGAGTCTTGGCTAGAGGGCTTTCCTTGCGGTCCAGACACTACTGTCGGGCAATGCTCTTACGGCAGAAATTCGTGTGTTGGCGGAGAGCTCCTCTGTATCGACGCCCAGTATTCCCAGAACGAAGTATGTGATGATATCGACAATGATTGTGACGGCATCATTGATAACGATTTGGAAAGGCTCTGTGAGACTGAGTGTGGAATGGGCATAGAGTTCTGCTCTTATGGCTCTTGGGGCGGCTGTACAGCACCATCACCAGGGATAGAATATTGTGATGGTGTTGATAATGACTGTGATGGAGAAGTGGACGAGAACTGTCCCTGTGTAGAGGGTGATGCCCAGACATGTCAAGAGGATCCTATGATGGATCAATACACGGGTGCTATGATGAGCTGCGGCATCGGAATCCAAGTATGTGATAACTTCGGAGTGTGGGGAGAATGCTTTTGGTTCGGTCCAGATGTCGAGGTATGTAACAATTGGGATGACGACTGTGACAACATCATAGACGGAATGGAAGTCATATGTGGTGTCCAGCCAGAGGAGAATATGGGAGTTGGAGAGTGCAAAGCCGGAGTTGCTATTTGTACAGCCGGCGAGTTTGGCGAATGTGTTGGAGAGATAGTACCAACAGAGGAAGTGTGTGATGGCTTAGACAACGACTGTGACGGAGAAGTAGACGAAGATCTAAATATCCACGACAGAGTAGATATGGTATTCGCCATTGATATTTCCGGCTCTATGACTCCATACATTCTTGCTCTCGCCGAGGGCATCTCGAACTATGTAGCAGACTTCGAAGACACAGAGCATCGCTTTGCCCTTGTTTCATTCCCAGACTATCCAGACGGCATGGGCGGAAGTGGAGCACCCTACACTGTTGAGTCGGCACCACCTCTGGTTGATGTAAATACCTTCCTTACCGCACTGACATCTATAATAAATGCCCAAGGCGGAGGGTATGAGCCATCCATAGATGTGATGTATGACTTGGTAGATCCTGCTGATCCTGCCGACATCGGCTGGAGGGAAGATGCCTACCCTTACATAATCTTGATCAGCGACGAGCCAGCACAGAGCTGGTCCTCACTCCAAGCATCTTCGGTGTATTGGAATGCTCACAACTGCCAGATTGGTTCTTGTGAGCCAGGCGACGAGATAGAGACCTTTATCATAAACAAGACACAGTTCTTTTTCGGCTTCCATGAGATAATTTATGGAGATCCAGACAGATATTATGAAATTTCTCCACCTGACGGAAATCGCTATACCGAAGTCCTAAACGACATCTTCGCCAACATCTGCTTATACGGAGCAGACGGAGGGGCATGACTCTCGAAGGGGGCACTACTTACTGGTATGATGACGGACCCTAAAGATTCGAACACACGACAGAAAAAAGTGCTTGACTTTCATGTGGGAGATCTGGTATACTTAAAAAGTGATCTCTCTCTGAGATCGGGAGTTGGGTTGATTTTATCAACAGAATTCAGGAGTTTTGATATGCACGACTTGAGAGATCACAAGGCAGGAAAGTCATTTTCCGTGCTGTTACCAAAGGTGTATGTTTGGTGGACCCAAGGAGATAAGAAGCTTTGGATGGACGAGCAAGATCTTTGCTTGTTGGAAAAGAGCTGAGCGGAGATAAGATGATAGTTTCTAATATTTTACTTATGTTCTTCATTAGCTCTGGCGATGTCAGTGCTGCCAATTTTTCTATGAAAGTTAGGGGGTATGAAAACGGAGAGCCTAAGCCTCTCTATGTATCTTCGATCCTACAGAAGAGAAAATCGAAGACCCTCCTTCTATCACGAGATGCTTCTGATAACTTTAGAGAGATGGTAGTTAGAGCAGCGAAGGATGGATTCCACTTAGATGTACTCAGTGCCTTCCGTACCCACGGAGAGCAGCATCGGATGAAAAGACAGAGAGGCGATTTAGCAGCTCCGCCCGGCTGGAGCAATCATCAAATGGGACTGTCCATCGATGTGGGCGGCACAACTAGAATCATTCAAGGGAAGAGATACAGGACAATCTTGTATTGGTGGATGAAGCGAAATGCCAAGCGGTATGGATTCTACAATGATGTGGAAGCAGAGCCATGGCACTGGACATTCTACGGAGATAATCCGCCACCCCCAAAAAAGAAGGTGAGAGAACCACCAAAGGAGAAAAGTGATAATGTCTGAAGAGAAACAAGAAGAAACAAACAAAGAGAAGGAAGAACAAGCTCCCAGCCCCGATAGGTACGGTCTTTTGTGTATCCTAGCTTTCGCAATGCTTATTTCGTCCTTATTTACGGCAAGTACATTCATGGTTAAGGCGTGTCTAATCTGGATGCTCGTTCTTCGTAGCTATGGACTTTTGGTCAAGAAAATGAATAGAGAGTGGTTAGCAGTTATTTTATATGGCTCGTGCTATGTATATTATGCTACTCAAGTTTATCCCACCGGGATACTATAAAAGAAAAGGAGCGAGAAAATGTCTAACAAACAAAGCCGAATTTCACCGGCACAACAACTGGCACAGGCGATGAGAGAAAACGGCAATGTGCATGTTATACCCACCAAGGCGGCAAAAATCGTAAAAGAAATGGAAAAGCAAATTGAGAGTTTATTTGCCGAACTGGTCAAATCTAAATCGGAGGTGTCCAAGCTAAGTGATCTCGTAGAATACCAGAGAGATCGCATTCGGGTACTAGAGGGAGCTAACCAGTCGAAAAATAAGACGGAAACACCTAAAGCGAGTAAAAACAGCGACTTAGCAAAGCCAAAGAAATCGAGGGCAAAAAAGTCCAAGAAAACCAGCCGAGTAAAAAAATCCTCACAAAAGACTTGACATGATCTCTGCTTTGTGTAATAATATGTAAATCAGCATTACTCACAAAGGAGCAACAAGAATGGTTTCCGTTAAGATTTATCAGAAAAGCAAAGATGGACTCAGTGTACCAACCGTGACGAAAGAATTTACAATGGATTCTTTCGAAAAGAAGACTATAATGGATATTATCTCCCTTTACGATCCAGATGAGTACATGGTTGTCGCGACCTACGGCAAGATTTCCCCCCGAGGCAAAAACTGGGTTCGTCTTTCTTCTGCTTTCGATGAGATACATATGAAATACGGCAATACTGATATGACAGATCATCTTATCGGAAAGGCATAAGAAGTGGTTACGAAGCAGAGGAAGCCAAGAAGATGTTCCTACTGTCGAGATGAAGGTCACGACAGAAGGACATGTGCCCCTCTTAGGCGAGATAAGTCTAAGGCAGCCGAGGTAAACAGAAGGTTTGTTGATCTTGTGGTGGAAGACATGGTAGAGCGAGGGATTGGTCCAGGCGCTCTTATCGAGTTCACTATTCCAAGCAAGGAGACTACAGATGGAGAGCCCACGCCGCTGGCGATGGTTACTGATCTTCATTGGGAACAGCTCTTTTATAGAAAGCCAGGTCGCCGATGGGTATCAATAAAGATGATGAACGGAGTGCCCAACTATCATATCGGGAGCACTATCCGGAGAGTTAAATTCCCCCAACATGAGCTTGATAGAACTTACGATAGCAAGAAGGGAACATATATTTATTCTGAAGTTTTGAAACCACATCGCACCCGGTCAGCCGACAGAGCCGCTGACTATAG